TAAACTTATTTTTTTATCATAAGCATCTTTATTATTTAATAATTGTCTTTCTCTATATCTTTTTTGTCTTTCAGCATTAGTTAAAGCCATTTTTATATTAATAAATAAAAAAATTATCATTTTTTAATTTAATAGTAAAATACAAAGTATATTTTATATATATAAATTTATGGATTTTTATGTGAGGAATGTAAATATACAACAAATAAGAAATATAATTTAATTAGACATCAAAGTAGTAAGCATAATAAAAAAATACTAAAAATTGAGAATGAAGAAAAACATATCCATCAAATTTATAAATGTAAAAAATGTAATAAAAATATTTAATTAATCACAAAAAAACTTGTATAGGAATTAATTCATTAACTTGTCCTAAATGTATGACATCATTTAGTACTACTTGTAATAAAAATAAACATATTAAAAAAAATAATTGTAAAGCAAAAAGTATAATACATTTAATAAATAAAGAAGATGAAAATAAACCAAATTTATATATAACTGGTAATAATAATAATAATACAATTATAAATAATTTTGGAAATGAAAGAAACTGATTATATAACATTTGATGATATGATAAAAAATATTAAAATCAAAAGATAATATTATTCCTAAATATAAACATTTTAATAAAAATTTTCCAGAAAATCACAATATCAAATATGAAAAAAATAAAGGTTGTTTGATAAAAAACGATGGGATTAGCAAATATAGATAATTTAAGTGATAAATTATTTAATAAAAATTCATATGAATTAAGAAATTATTACAATAATCAAAAAATAAATATTGATGTATTGGAATTTATATATTCAAGATTAAATTATTTAAATAAAAAATTATTTCTTAATATTAATAATATAATTATATTATTGGAATAGCAAATGCTGGATTATTATCATCTCCATAAAAATATGTGTAAAATGCTAAATTCATAATATATTATTATTAATAAATACTATTTAAATACATTTCATTTGATTAATATCTAAAAATTCTCTATTTTTATAAAATTTATTCATATTAATTTTTATTAATTCTATTATTTCTTCTATTGTTTTTTCTTCTATGTTTTCTATTAAACACATTTTTGCCATTTTTATATAAAATTCTTTTGAACTTATTTTTAATTTTTTAATACCATTATAATTATTTTCAAATGGAATACAATAAAATGGTATTTTAGACATATCAGGATCTGGTATATTTATAGAATCAATATTATAAGGTAAATCTTTATTAGAACCAGATTTAATATATGAGAGTAAATATTTTATAGATATAGAATCGTGAAAAACAACTTCATTATTAATAATATTTACTGCTTTATCTAATTCCCAACTAAAATATGTATTAGATTCATTTATCCATCCATTATAATCTCTAATATTTATATGATAATTCCTCTGTTCTAATAATTTTTTAGAAAATATTAAAATATTATCATGTGAATATTATTTTTAGTAATTAATGAAAAATATACGCCTGGAAATTGTTGTTCCGCGTTTTCTAATTTAGAAGGTATTAATTCAGTAATATCATTAAATATAATATATCATCCATAATTTTATTTAAAGATATTCATATATATACTTTATATCATTTTTTTTAATATGTTGTAATAACATAATATATTATCTATATATATCCATTTTTCACTATATTTATTATAACATTCATTAATATAATAATAGTCAGCACCATAATCAGATATATTCCATTTAATATTTTTACATAAATTATATGATATCAATATCATAGCTGTATCAATATAACCTGGATTTATTATATTACCTTTTAATATATCTAAACATGGATAACGGATTTGATTGAATGTATATATTTTATCATTATCGATAATATCTAATAATTTATATAATTCCTGATTAATTATATTATCATCATCTAAATAATATAAGTAAGTATTTTCATTCTTTATATTATCTAATGCGTAATTTCTTTGCGCATTTCCAAAAGAACTATTTTCATCTTTATGGATATATTCTTTTATTTTTTCATGATTAAATAAATTAGGATTATCAGTTAATTTAGAACCATCATAAACAATTATCCATTCATCCACATAATCAAAATTAATACTTTGATATAATTTAGTTAGATTATCAATTCTATAAGAAGGTGTAATTATAGTTAGTTTGTTTTTATTTTTAATTATTGGTTCGTCCCCTTTTTTTATTAGAACAAATAATTTATCATTATTCCATTCACCTGAATATTTATTATCATGATTTAATGTTATAAAATAATTATTTTGAAATTCATTTATTGTATCTCCTAATTTATCATAATAATCTTTTTCATTTGCATTTAAAAAAATATCTTCAATTATAATAACACCACCTGGTTTTAAATATTTAACTGTATTTTTTATAACTCTTATTTGATCATCTATCTCATTTGTAGTATCTTCAATTATTATATCAAACGTCATATTTAGGTTAGTGAGATTTGATGATATATTATTATCATCTTTAATATCTATATATGAAACGTCAAAATTTTGATTTTTCATTTTATTTATATAATTAATATTGTTATCTAATCCAATAATTTTAGAATTACAAAAATATTCTTTCCACATTAATAATGAACCTCCATCTAATATTCCAAATTCTAAAATATTTAAATTATTATTTTTTATATTTTTAAAAATACTATTATAATATAATGTATATGGATGTGCATATAGACGTGTATTAATATTATATCTTAAAGGAGATTTATCAGTATTATATTTATAACCTATTAAACATAAATCCGAATAATTTTTATTATAATTTATATTCATCTTTAAATATTTATAAGTTTTTTTTTATATAAAAAAAAACTTATAAATATTAGTAATGTTTCTTAAATATAAAACAATCATAGATACTTCGCTATTGAATGCTGAAAATTATAATTCTAAGATTTGCGATTTTATTATTAACATGGAAGGTATGAGTGGTTTAAAAACGCGACATTTTTATAATAATTTGCTTAATTTTGATGATGCAAGATATTTAGAAATAGGATCTTGGAAAGGTAGTTCTGTATGTTCTGCGATGTATAATAATAATGCTATGATTATTTGTGTTGATAATTGGAGTGAATTTGGAGGACCTAAAGATGAATTTTTAGTAAATTTTAATAAATTTATCGGAAATAATAATGCAAGATTTATAGAATATGATTGTTTTAAAATTGATGTATCAACATTACCTAAATTTAATATATTTATGTATGATGGTGATCATTCATATGATAAACATTATAATGCATTAATTCATTTTTATAATTCACTTGATGATATATTTATTTATATTGTTGATGATTGGAATTGGGAACACATTAGAAATGCAACATTTAAATCTATTAAAGATTTAAATTTAAATATATTATATCAAAAAGAAATTAGACTAACTAATGATAACTCACATACGCCTCATAATGAAGCTAAAATATCATGGTGGAATGGTATATATATAACAATACTTCAAAAACAAATGAATAATTTTATATTTAAAGAATATGGTAAATAATTCTTATAAATGAATACTTCTAATAACGTTTTTCCTGTTATTGTTTGTATAATTAAAACGAGTATAATTATATTGAAGAATTTGTTAAATATCATTTAGTCTTAGAATTTAAACATATTTATAATAATCAAGATGTTCCGATACTTATCTTAAAATTTTAGATAAATATTTACAATTTATAAATATTAGCCATATTCCAGTAATAATTATAAAATAGGCGTTCAATATATTAAACAATATTATAATAATTATGAAAAACATATTACACATGTTGCTCATATTGACGAATTTAGTTTGCATAAACACGCTAAAATTACTAATTTTATTATTGATTACTTTATTGATGATTGTTCTGCTATTGCTATTAATGGAAGTTTTTTGGGTCTTCAGGACATAATAAATATTCATCCGAACCAGTTACATCTCGATTTACTAAATATGACATTAACGGTGATAAACATATTAATACTTTATGTGATATTGATTAACAACTAGAATGAATCACTATGATTTTGTTGATTTAATACAGGGTCATACAAAATCTACAAATGGTGATATTGTTAATGGTCCTTTTAGATTTATAATCCTTAATTTGATGTTAATCAACTTAATCATTATAAATCTAAAACCTTTGATGAATTTAAAAGTATTATTTTAAAAGATGATATAGGTCATACTAATAATAATCAAAATAAATATGATGATGTTTATAATAGATTTAAAGTATTTAAATCAAATAATGTTGAAGATTTAACAGCTAAAAATTTAAATTTGTATTAATTTATTTCAATTATTATAAAAAATGATTTCTTTCTTTTAGTTTTATTTCATCTACTTTCAAGCAGATCAACCAGATATCATGTCTACTGTTCAATATTGCAAGTTCAACTCCTTCTGTTGTGTTGGCAATTGTTCCGCTAAACATCATCGTCCGATTGAAGAGCGTGCACTTATGCTTAAAATTGTTAACGAAACTCCCGAAATTAAAGATTTCATCGAAATTAATGACGGTTCGAGAGTCGTGAATTGTAAGCATGGGTTGCGTTGTTTCGAAAAAGATTGTGGTTTCCTTCATAAAATCAATCATGACGGACGCAAAATCTTGACTAAGAAGTTCAATAAGGAGTGGAAAGCGATTACTATGCGAGAGAAAATAAGGAAAGAAATCGAGGAGATTGGGAAGTTCGGAATGCCGGAGTGGGAATAAAATGGAAAAAAATATAAATGGCAAAAAGAAATTTTTGTCATTTTAGAAAAACAATTTATTAAATATATTATAAATGCCAAATTTTTTTGGCTTATCTTACCTTACATCCATTTTAATTTATGTCTTATGACAATTATTCATTTGTTATGTAGTCTCTGCTCACTACATATTACCCCCCCCTAACAATCCCCCGCTAACAATAATATAATAATGATAATTAAATTTTAATACATTTTTTAATTATTATAAGGTTCTACTGTTATAAATAAATTAATACTTGCAAAAAAACATGATTTCTTTATTATACTCGTTAAAATTATATTTTCTAATAAATTGAATACGATATTTATCAATAGTTTTTTAGGAATATCACTATATTTATTATTAAAATGACAAAAATTTCTTTTTGCCATTTATATTTTTCATTTAAATTTACTTTCCTTTCTTTGCACCGCGACTAGCCTTATCTTTAGGCTTTTCATCAACTTTTGCTTCTTTCTCACTATTCACTTCTTCAACAACCTCATCGACCGTTGAAGAAGCACCAGTATCATCATTCTTCGCGTCTTTCGCTTCCTGCCACAGTTTTGAAATGTGCAACATCTTTTCCTTTGCATTCATTTTGGTTTCAGGCGTTTCGTTTTGCTTCAAAACCGCCATTTGCTCCTTAATGAATGCATTATACTTGGTTAATGCACGTTTCTTCTTCTCTGGTTTCTCGTCGCTATCACTATCGCTGCTAGCAGCTTTCGCGGATTTCTTCGTCTTCTTAACCGTTTTGGTCAACTCGTCAAAAATGTCGCCGATGGCTTTCTTGAGTTCTTTCTTAGAAATGTCATCAGGTTGAGAGTTGATATATTCGGTAATGCGGCGAATGAGTTCAGCTTTATCAATATCATTCATAGTGATAGTTTTGATCTTAGAGATGAAAGACAATTAAAAAGAAAGAATCATTTTTTATGTAAAATGAAAAATTTTAATACATTTTTAAATCTCAAGTTAGTATTAAATTAAGAAAAATAATATAGATTATGTTACTTGCTTTATTAGAAATTAACAAATTATGAAATATTTAATAAATTGAAAACATTATAAAAATAGTATTCAATCTATTTAAATTTTACAAATATCAATAGATTGAATACTATTAGCATTCATTTGATATTTAATTAAATCGATGCGTTTAAAATATCTAATAGTGCCATTAGAAACAGTTCCATTTATACCTGTCATTTTTTGCTCTACATTTATACAACCATCGTTATTATTATAAAAGTTTTGATTTAATATAAAATCTTCATATCTTTGTAATTTCTTTTTTAAATTAAATAAATCATTATATTCATTCGAATTTAATGATATTGATAATAATATTTCTTTATTTAATAAAATAATTTTTTTAGAATAAATACCAATATTTGAAGAATATATATTTTTACATTCAATTTTAATAGTATCATATTTTTTCTGTTCGCGTAAGAAACATACGTCATTTTTAACAGTATTATAAAAATTTATTCCAAATTCTACTGTATCATGTGTATAAAAAGCATAATCAAAATCATATTTATCTGGATTATTAACTAAATAAATATGAGGTGTAAATTCAAAACACCTATATTTAACAGTAACAATTTCAATACCATCTATATAATAAGTTTTTTCTTCAGGACAGCCACCAACAATAAAATGAACAAAATTTACAGGAATATTAGATTTAATAATATTTTTAATTAATCTAGGAACTTGAATATCTAAACCTTCATAACATGAAGCAATAAATATATGAAAATTATCTTTATTTTTTAACCAAACTTTATTATCTAATCCAATTTTATCAGTATATACTTCTGCTAAATAAAAATTCTTACTTATTAAAAAATTTTCAACTTCACCATAATCAATATAATCATTATTAATTGGGTTTTTTTTACCACAGTCTTCTTCATAAATAAGACATTTAATATTATCAAAAAAGTCCTGATTTTCATTTATAAATTCTAATAAAAATCCTTCACAATCTGCTAAAACACAATTAAATTTAATATCATATAATTCTTGAATTTTGTCAAGAGATAATGTGTTAGTTTTGATTGATTTTAAATTAGCAGGTGGATTGACATATGTTTTTGATTCCCAACAACAGCCATTATAACACACATACAATTCTTTTTTTGAAATAGTACCATTATATATATTAAACGTACAACCATTCATATCTTTATTTATTTGTAAACAGTCTTTAACAGTCATATCAGGATCGACGCATAATAATTGTTTTGCTGGATTGTTTAATAAAAAATCCAAACAAACACTAACAGTTCCGTATCTAGCACCCAATTCCAAAACTTTCATATCAGGTTCAATATATTTATTAATTAAAAATCTACTACCTTCTTCGACACTTCTAGAAAAATCATCTAATAATCTATTATATTCATTATAAAATTTACAATTATTATAATACGTATCCATAATAAATTAATAATATATTTGCTTTATATAAATTTATCAATAATTAAATTAAATTCGTCGATAGTATTATAACCGTATATTGGATATTTAGTTTCATAATATTTAACGTTATTTAATTTTTTAATTATATCTAAAAAGAAATTTTCAGTATTATCTTTTAATATTAAGTTATCTTTTAATATACGTGTATTGCATAAAAATATAGATTGATCATGAAAACCATAATCAATCGGCTCATATTGATAATATTTAATATCATTTACCGTATTATTATCATTTGTAATTAAATATGCATATGGTGTTTTTTCATAAATAGCAGGTATTAAAAAATCATTATCAAATTGTAAATTATACATTTCACTTATAATAGTTTCATTTGAAATGATAATATCACCCCACATAATAAATATTTTATCTGTCAAAATTTCATTATTCAATAATTGAAAAATAGTTTCACCATTACCTTTTGGATAATTTTGCAAATTATCAACTGAATTATAATAAACAAATTTTATATTATTATGATTTTTATCAAACTTTAAAAAATAATCTTTATAATAATTATTGCAACATATAAATATTTTATTAGCAAATGGTAAAATCTTATCAATAATATCTTCTAATACCGTTTTATTATCATTAATATTAATAAGACATTTGGGAAAATTATTATTAAATCTACTATTTATACCAGCAACAATAATGCAAAAATCATATTTTTGATTAAGTATTATAGAATTTAAAAAAAGATTTGTAGTATTTATATTAGAAACTTGTAAATATAAATTTTTATCTGTTTCATAATTATAATCAATATCATTAATATCAGTTATATATGTGTATTTATTATTAAAATAATTATTATCAATAAATAAATTTCTTTTGGATAATCCTTTTTTCAATATTTCGATAGTTGTCTTACCTGTTTTAATAATTTTTAAATCCGTATCGCATAAATAAGAATCAAACAAATTTATAAATAAATCTCTATTAATAATGGGTTTTATTGCGATCGAAATATTTTTTCTATTTGTTATTTTTAAGCAACTACAGCAATCCAACTTTGAAATAATATTATAAATGAATGACACCTCATTATCATTTAAAATAAATGCATCATTAATAATTTTATTATTTTTAATATTTGCAAAATTGGTATATGTATCAATATTAGAAGGTATAGTTAATAAATTAGTAATACAATTATTACTAACAACGATTGCATTATTTATTTTTTCCAATAATTTAATATTATCCAAAGAAATACACATATTATTGTCATCAAAAATAGTATAATCATAATCAAATATATAATGACTATTATAATAAAATTTAAAATAATCAAATAATATATATTTCCATAATAGAAATCCATTATGTTTATTGTTATTAATTAATTTAGCTATATTTATACAATTATATTTAGTAGTTGTTGGAATGAGATTATTATGAATATCATTTGATACAATAATCTTAAAATCATCTAATGAAATATATTCATTAATTTTGTCCAATAATTCATCCCCGCTATAATTAATAATGTCATTATCATAATCACAATTCATAATTAAATATTTACATGCTTTTGACTTCTTTAAAGTTTTCTTAAATCCATTTGTTTTATAGGTTGGTATGAGACTGCTAAATTGAGTTCCACAAGAACATATAATTATATCAGATTTTAATAACAATTTTTTAGTTTTATAATTTAGATTTGGAATATTATCATTAAAACAAATATCTATAATTTTATCATTATTATCATTAAAATTAACTATAGAAGCTTCATCCAACAATCTATTATTATTTTTAGTAATAGCATTTAAAATTAAATTTTCATTCGAATTTATAAATATATTATTTTTTAATTTCAAAACTTTTTTTATAATTTTGCAAACAGTAATCATATTATTATTATTTTTATGAAGTAAAGAACAATATATAATATTCATAAAATTAAAATCATCATATATTATATTATTATTCACTATTTTAAAATAATGATTGGTATTGAATATTAAAAAATTATATATATCATAATTATAATCATCATCCATAAAAGTTGTATTAATAAGATCGATAATATATTTATGAGGATTATGATTAATCGTAAATCTATGATTTAATAAATTATATATTTTATTATTTCCATATCTTATTTTATATTCTAAAATTTGATTTTTTCTAAAATCGGATATACCCAAAATACCTTTAAAAGTATTTCGTAAAATACCCGTAGATTTACCATCATCATAGCCATTAATAATTAAATTTAATGATAAATTTTTATTGATTTTATAAAAATCATATTGAATATTTTCACTACCAGAACCGCCAGTAAGTATAGTTATAATCATTTAATCATTTATATATATTAAATATTTATATTGATTCAAATAAATTTTTTGCCGTGGAAAAAAAACCATGCTAATTTTTCACAGACAAACGGATGATAACAATAATGAGGTTTATTGAAAATCTTAAGTAATTCTTCTTCACTTAATCCAGAATGACGCGCATCATGCCATATAATAGATTGTATTTCTTCGTCAGTATCAATAATTTCTTTGCATTTTTTAAAAAATTTAATAAATTCTAAAAGAGTATCTCTTTTAGTAATCCAATAATTACAATAAAATTTTATAAATTTACCATATACAAATTTATGAGGATAATTTAATTTAGTACATATAATATCCACTATTCTATAATTAATTATATTAACATCCAATATTAATTCATTAAATTCTAATATATATAATGGCTTAATATCATAATCATAATCATTTTCATTTAACTGTTTAATAACATTATCTAAAGTATTTATACATATTCGCTGATTAGCTTTCCAAGATATAAACCCAATATTATCGAAATCTTTCCAATCGTCATAATTATCTAATAGCCATTCATCAAATATAATACTTTCAAATAAAACAGTAGTTTTTATACGTATAACTTTAGCCCATTCATATTTTTCATAAAAATTAGAGGCATATTCAAACGTTTTATCGTTATAAGCTAAAATATATATGCGTGTTTTCATATATATAAAATAAAAAAAGAAAGCTTTATATATTAAATAAATTTTTTGCCGTGAAAATAAAAAAATGGAATTCGTTCATATATAAAAGGATGATAACAATAATGAGGTTTATTGAATATTTTAAGTAATTCTTCTTTATTTAAACCATGATAATAAGCGTCATTCCATATTATAGATTGTATTTCTTCGTCAGTATCAATAATTTCTTTGCATTTTTTAAAAAAATCAATATATTCTAATAATGTATCTTTTTTAGTAATCCAATAATTACAATAAAATTTTTTAAAAATACCATAAACATATTTATCAGGATAATTTAATTTAGTAAATACAATATCTAATATTTTATAACCAAGATTGAATGAATATATTTCATTAGTTTTTAATGGATATAATGGTTTAACATCATAATCAGGTTCATATTTATTAATTTGCATTACTATTTTATTAACAGAATTTATAGGTATTTTTTTATCAGCCTTCCAAGATAAAAAACCAATATTATCGAAATCCTTCCAATCGTCATAATTGTCTAATAACCATTCATCAAATATTATACTTTCAAATAAAATAGAAGTTGTTATACGTATAACTTTAGCCCATTCGTATTCTTTATAAAAATTAGAGGCATATTCGAAAGTTTCATCATTATAAGCTAAAATATATATGCGTGTTTTCATATATATAAAGATTACATTTTTTAATATTATAATGACAAAAAAATTATTAGTTTTATATGTATTTCATGAATATAATGCTAATGTTGAATATTTTATAAAAAATTCAATATATTATGATGAAAATGTTGATTTTATAATGATTGCAAATAATAAAAATGTAAAATATGAATGTCCTAATTATGTTAAACGATTATATCGTGATAATATTGGTTATGATTTTGGAGGATGGAGTGAAGGAATATTAACAGATGATTTATATAAAAACTATGAATATTTCATATTTGTAAATTCATCAGTAATAGGTCCAATATTACCATTATATAATACAAAAAAATGGACCGATATTTATTTAGAAGGTTTAAATGATGATGTTAAATTATTTGGAAGTTCTATTAATACTTGTATTAGTAATAAGTATGTAAAAATTAATACAAATAGAGAGATTAATCCACACGTCCAATCATTTATATATTCTATGAATAAAGAAACCTTAGAATTTTTAATTCAAAAAGAAATATTTAGTTTAACAAATATATATAGTGATTATATGTTAACAATACTTAATAAAGAAATTCATATGTCATATTTAATATTACAAAATAACTGGAATATTGGATGTTTAATACCATATTATAAAAATGTAGATTTTAGAAAAACTAGTAATTTTGATAAAGAATATTTGGATGATATCGTTGGTAATAACTGTTATAATATAATATGGAACGAGTATGATATCGTGTTTATTAAAACATATAGAAATATTAATTATAGTAATTACTTAAGATTTAAAACATAATATATTTATATTCATTTAAATAATGCATCAAGAAGCAAAGAAGTTTTTATCATTCGTAAAAACAATATTACCAACATATTTTATAAATAAAAAAGTATTAGATGTAGGATCTGATAATATAAATAATAATAATTATTTGTTTGAAGATTGTGATTATTATGGTAATTATATGGAAAAAACCAAAGATTTGCCATATGAAAATACATTTGATACGATAATATCTAGTAATTATTTTGAACATGATCCCGATTATCACGAGACATTAAAAAAAATATATAAGATGTTAAAACCGAATGGGTTATTTTGTTTTACTTGTGCGTCAAATGGACGTTTAGATTATTTAGAAAAAAAAGATAATAATTTAATTAAATATTATTATAAAAATTTAACAGAATTAGATTTAAAAAAAGCATTAAAAGTAAAAGAATTATTTTCATCATATGACAGTTATTATAATAGTTCATCAAAAGATTTATATTTTTGGGGAATAAAACGAGAAATTACTATTGAACCCCAATATCCAATATACAAAGAAGAATTTGTATTACAAACAACGAATGTATTAAAATTATAAGTGCGTTTATTTTTATATTTATATATTAGAATATGAAAAGTTGCCCGTCTGATAAAGTACTTAAGATTATTACATTTGAAAAATGTGTAAATAAACCTACTGCTAAGAAAGCATCAAAACCTAAAGAACCGAAAGCTCCAAAAGAACCTAAAAAATGCCCATCCGGTAAAATTTTAAGCCCTAAAGGTCGATGTGTAAAAAAAGATGGTCCAACTGCTAAAAAAATGAATGGAGAACCGAAAGCCCCAAAAGCTCCAAAGGCTCCAAAAGCTCCAAAGGCTCCTAAAGAGCCAAAAGCTCCAAAAGAGAAATTACCGAAAGCACGAGTACCAAAAGAACGAATACCAAAAGCCCCGAAAGAACCTAAACCAGCCGCAAAAGTGCGTAAATTTAGTGCTTTTATACCAAATTATGATAAACCTGCTTTAAATCAAATATATCAAGTATTAGGAGTATCACCATTTTCAACTTCATCTGAATTAAAAACAGCATATCGCAAATTAGCAGTCAAATATCATCCAGATAAACACGCAAATAATTCAGAGGCGAAATTAATATTTCAAGAAGTAACAAAAGCATATGAAATATTAAAAAATAAAGACAATAAATATTATTATGATTTACATAAGAAAAGTAGTACTTATGGAAAAATTATAAGTGACATTAATCGAATGGTTGAAATAAAAAATAGAAATTCATTTATTTAATGTCTATATCTTCTCTCGCCTCTTTGTTCTCTAATATTGGCATAAATAGGAGTTATTTTTTTCTTAGCTTCAACCCAATCGTGGCTTAAAATATAGGAATCGTGATTATCTCTGCAAGTATCTGAATTTGCATATAATTGTCTCAATTTTCCAGCAATTTGATTTCTAGATAATCGATCAGGTAATACAGCCTTATATCTATCAATATTAGCTCTTACGAATTTTTCTTGATCTTGAACATAAACACTTTCACCACCTCCCATAATGATTATTTATAATTATTAATTTAAAAAATAAAAATCATTTTTTTATAATGGTCCAGACGGAGTTATTAATTCATTATCAACTATATATATAGTCCATACATTCATATTTTTATTATTTATGATATATATGTGATAAGTATCAATAATGATTACATCATCTACAATAATATTATTTCCGATATAATTAGAAACAATATTTATTAAATCAGGTTCTTCGAAATATGGAATTTCGATCATATTCAAACCTTCATTATTATGAATATAATTATTAATGTAATTTACGATCTCATTAACCATTATTGTTTAATAAGATTGTATGAAAATGAATTATCATTTTTTTTAAATAGTTCTAATTTAAGTTCTTTACTAATAATAATAATAACTTTTTCATTAATATCATAATTATCATACTTTTTTTTCCATATTTCTAATCGACCAATCAACGATTCTAACGATTTATTAGATATATGAATTTTATATTCATTAAATATACCATATTTCCAATAAAATTTAGATATATTTAAATTATCAATATGGTTATTATCATTACATTTAAAATTACTTATCGTTTTATTATAATCTTTCATAATATCGCTCAAATTAAATAAACCTTCAATAATTCTTTTATCCCATTTTTCTAATACTGGTTTAACTTCTGTTCTAATTTTCCCACGCTGACACCAATCAGGAGTGCTATTTTTTAAATAAGGTAAATTATGACGATTTGCAAAGTCATAAATATCTTTTTTATATAAATCGATTAACGGTCTTATAAAAGTTATATTATCAATAACAGAAATATATTCAACACCAATTAAATTTTCATATTTATTATTATATGCAATATTTGTTAAAATATTTTCTAAACAATCATCTTTATTATGACCCAATATAACTATTGGATTATTACCACCAGCACATTTATAAGAATTAAATCTAACTTTTTTAGTATAACTCTCATAAACATCCCTTAAATCGTTTAACATACAATCATTTCTATTAATTTCGCTAATTTTTCTAACATATAAATCAATATCAAATAGAGAACATAAACATCGTAAGAATCCTACTTCTTCGGCTACTTCTTTACGATTATTATAATTAATATGAACTGCAATTAATTTAGTATTCTTATATTTATGATATAAATTATATAAACATACGACTGAATCAACGCCACCTGAGAGACTAATTATAATTATTTTTTCATTATTAAAATTAAATTTTCCAATATCAAATAATGGTTTTTGAAGAATTTCTTTATCTAATGGATCATTATCTAAAATACTTCTATCAAATTTAATAGGATAATTATAATAGTCGAGATTTTCAGTAAAATTAGCACGATTATAAGTAGCTTTAATAAAATTTTTAGGAATATCTGAACGTTTCCAACATTCATTCATAACAAATAATAAATTTTCTCTAATATTTGAATGTCTATATACCAACATATAAAACATCCAATCATCAATATTTAAATATTGAATAAATAATGGATTATTATATTTATCAACAATTTCTAATGCTTTTCTATTAAAATAAATGAGTATATGATTATTATATTCATGTCTATAATAATGTCTGGTTAATTGGTCATAAATTAAAATAGCCAATATAGGTTTATCAATCGAATCGCAATTAATTAAATTACCATAAGTATCTGATAAATATTTATCATTTTCATCATTTTGAGAAAACCAATATTTTCGTCTACTAATCCAATCACCGTAAAAAGAATCCATTATGAAAATGGATAAATAAAAAATAAATTCATTTTTTTAATTATAATATTCATCTACAACGCCAAAAGCGATTGCTTCCTCTGCATTCCATTCAATATCTTTTTTTAGTAATTTGTCTAATTTCTTTTTAGAAAAATTAGTTTTATCGACATAAATATTAGTAATATGTTCTTGCACTTTTTTAAAATTATTAAATTCTTCTTCTAAATATGTCATTTTACCCCAAACTCCTGATCTTAATTCATGTAATAAAACATAAGCATTTTTACCAATAAATCTTTTACAACCACAAACACTAATCAAAGTCCCAGCAGATGCGACAAAACCATCAATAACCGTATAAATAGGTAATGTGATGGAATTCATACAATCAATAATACTTAAAGCAGAATGTATTGAACCACCATCCGTTGTTAGATGTAAATAAATAGGCATAGGTTCAACATTCATAGCCATTTGAAATGATTTTAATTTTAATTCAACAGTACGCAATTCTTTATTTAAATTAAATGCACTAGTTGAATCAATATCATTATTAAAATAAATATGATTACCACAACTATAAATACTATTATTAGACTGTTTGTTAATAATAATATTTGGAATTGTTTCCTCATCGTCGTCATCATCTTCATTTTTTTTAGAATTTAATTTGCGTTTTTTATTGTTGCAAATGAAGGATGATGACCATTTATATTTATCCATTTATATATAATAATAAATAAAATCTTTAAATGACAAAAAATTAATTTTGCCATTTATATCAACCCGCTCGCTTATTTGTATTTTTCGCCGAAATACTTCAAAGCGCTTGCATGCTTTTTTTTGCGATTTTTAATTTCGGCTTGAATGAGCAATTCCATTCTAGACGATTTCATATGTTTTCTCATGCGCTTCTCAATTTCGTTAATGAGCAACATTTCGAGCTTTGAAGATGCCATAGTATGCATAATTATAATTTAAAACCAAATAATCATTTTTTTGAAAAAATTAAAAATTTCCCAACATATAAAAAAATGATAATAAATACATATAATATTTTTGAATTATGAAGAAAATAGAAAGCATACACAATAAAACTAAAGTAATTCAAACCGACGAATTACCATATAATAATCAAAATCAAATGCTAAAAGATAGCGATTTAAGACGGTTTTTCGATATGAATGGATTAGAAGGAATTAAATATAATAATATTAATTTATACAGAACTGCGTTTATTCACAAATCATATTGTACTATGAAAAATGCGGATTTCACCTCGGGTAATATGAACTGTCCAAAAGATTGTATTCCATTACAAGATATGTCATATGAACGGTTAGAATTTCTTGGAGATGCCATATTAAATATGGTAGTTGCTAATTATCTTTATTCACGCTTTCCAGATCAAAATGAAGGCTTTTTATCTAAAATAAGAACACGAATAGTAAATGGGAAAATGTTAGGATTTCTATCGAATGAAATAGGTTTTAATAAATTTGCTATCATTTCTAAACAAGTAGAGGAAGCCAACGGAAGAAATAATTATAAGATAATGGAGGATATATTAGAAGCATTTATTGGCGCATTATATACCGATTTTCAAACACACACAGATCGTGTTAGTATGCCTAAAACGATAAATTTAACACCAATATCAGGGGTCGGATATTATATAGCTGAAAAATGGATTATATATATTATTGAAAATTATATAGATATTAGCGAATTAATTATTCAAAAAACAAATTATAAAGATATGCTCGTATCTTATATGCAACATTCAATACAAGATACGCCAAAATTCTGTGAATTAGGAATAACGACTAAAGATAGTGTTAAAGTATTTAGTTATAGTGTTAAAAATAGGTCGAATGATACTATAGCAACTGCGTCCGGATTTACTAAAAAGGATGCAGAAAATAATGTGAGCAAAGAAGCATTAATTTATTATGGAGTATTAGATATTAAAGATTAAATAATCTCATTTTATATTAGATATGGCAGATACAATAATAAAAGACGTTTCAGTCGTGAATACTGATTCGAATATAAAAAATTTTGTTAATTCATTATTGGACAATTCAAAAGCAGATACTAATTACTCATTACATAAATTATTATATGATGAGATATATAATTATTTTGTAAAAAATACAAATCCAACAAAAGTAGATTATGATATGTTAGAATATTTATCTCCAACTAAACCAATAACAAATAAATCATTACGAGATGTTATTAAATATTTGTTATTATATACATATAAAGCAAATGCAAATGAGATAGAAAATCATAAAAAAATAAATGAAAGCTTAGAACAAATAAAAACGCAATTAACTGAATTATATAATATTCATAAAAAACCAGATTTAGAACCATTACCACCATCGCTATAATCATTATTTTCAAAAGTTCTAGTAAAGTTTTTTTTTATTCGTAATGGAATTATAATATAATAATGAACTACGCAAATAAAAAAATAAATAATTTTCATATATTACTTATTTTTTCATTATTTTTTTAAATTAATCATTTCCAGATGATAAATATTTATTTTTATTTGATTTAGACATAGGAAAGAAATCGATAATAGGTATTTTTATTTCTGTTAGTGATCATATAATCTTTCCATTTCTTAAAGAAAATTATTTTTAGAAATTTTGTTATTATCAATAATAACAAAATTATTTTGCTTTTTCTTCAGCCCATAATTTTCCAATATGAGCCATTTTTTCTTTATTTGGAATTTCAGAATCTTTTAGTTTAGCCATTTGAGCTCTAACAAATTCATTATATGGATTTTTCTTAACATCATAAATAGTATTATAAATTTTTTCAACATTTTTTAATAAATTCTTTTTGGTGATTTTATTATTACCGTTAATGATTTCAACGATATCGGCAACTAGCATTTTCTTAGACATTATATATAATTATAATTAATTATATTATAATCATTTTTTTTATTAGTCTTGTATATAAATAATATTTATTAAAATTAAATATAAATGGATTATACAAGAATACAAATCGATTCGATTGGTATAGGGTTAGTAGATTATAAAAATGTAGATTTAACACGTGATGGATTCATTAATAGTTATTTAGCAGTAGGTGAAAAAATACCATCATCTGCTGCTACAGATACTAACAATCTAAATTATTATTATGATTTCATAGTAGCCGAAAATCACATAGGAATAAACGCTACCAGAAATCAATTAACTACAAGTAATAAAAGTTTGTTAATTAATGGAGATATCGTATGTAATGGGATAATACACGCCGAGAATATAATGATTGATAGTATAAATACTGCATCTACATTAGCAGAAACTTTAAATAAATTATCATCACATCTATTATTTTATCCAATAAGAGATTATTTACAAAATAATATTTATACAAATTATAATCTAGTATTAGGACACAGCAATAACGCCAATAACAATTTAAACCCTCTTAAGATATCCCGCCACTGTGATGGAAATATAAATAATATTCAATTTGTGATAGAAAATAATGATGTTACAAATCTAATTACTACCAAATTCAGTAGTGGTATTATAGGAAATACGAATGAAGCTCCTATGCATTTTATAACATCTGTCGGAATGCCTATACATTTCAATATTAGTAAAGATACAAGCGATATTGATAATTTATATTTAGACAAAACAACCATTCCATATGATCGTCGTCAATTACCTACATATAACACTACTAATTATCCAACGATGGTATTAGATGTTAATAAGTCGGTATTAATTAATTTGGATAAACAAACGGAACAAATAACATATTCAACATACGAATTTGATGGTATAAATAAAACAACTATAGGTATTGAAACAAAATATCCAGAATTGTTGGTGAATGGAACATTATATGCAAATAAGATATTAATATATGATTATGTTTTAAAAAAACCAGTAAATATTGATACTATATTTTTAAGAAATTCAGGTTTAACATTAAATGCAAATCAAATTAATGGAGGTTATTTCAATCAAAGTGAATTTTTCTTTACATCAAATTTATATATTGGAAATCCAATTAATAAATATAAATTAAAAGTTTATGGTGATGCTGAAATTACAAATACAACAATTACATCAAATATTATAACATCAAATATAACAATAAGTGATAATTTCATAGTAGAAGCTAATAATGATGGTTCAGTAGTATGTGATTTTAATCGTTTGTGTAATTTTTCTTCTGAAGCTATATTCAACGATGTATTAACGGCTCATGTAATTAATGTTAATACTATTGATATTACTAGTAGTGGTGGATTATTAGTAGATGGTTGCAATATTTTACCATTATTATCTGCTATATCACAATCAAACCCACAATTAACAACACCACCTACAGTAATTCAATCACCTACACAAACATCAAATTTGAATGTTAGTGGTATTGTAAATATAGGCGAACCTCGATTAGATATTACAAACCTTTTTAATATTTATAAACATACATCAGCAAATACATCACAATTTCAAATATTTTTATATGATGGTTCAAAATCTACCGTGACTGCATCAAAAGCTTATATTGGTCATACAAATTTAAATGATATATCTGGACAAATTGATAATAGTCTTGTATTTTTAACAGAAAATAATTCAGCCTGGAATAATATTTATTTTTATTCAGGAAAAAAGAAATCGAATATTAAGAATGAAATACCAAATTTAGCAATATTAGAAAATTCAAAAATAGGTATAAATACCCTTCAACCCGTAAAAACATTAGATGTAAATGGTGATATAGTATCAACGAATTATTATATTAGACAAAATACAAATATTTATAATACAGAATTACCAATCATTTATAATAATTATAATAATTTAACTAAATTAGATATTAATATTCCTTTGATTACAACAATAACTAATAAACAAAAATTAAATGTAATTGGTGGCATAAATTCATATGACGGCTATTATGAAAATTCATATAAATTATGCACATTCAAATATTTCAATAATAGTAATGCATGGATTGCAAATGCTAATATAGGTATTGGTGTATCTAATATTGATAATAAAATAACAATCCCATTACAAATAAAAAATTCGTCATTAAATCAAAATACAATTAATAATAGTGTTATGAGTTTTTATAGAGCAAATGACCGTTCCTATTATTCTGGTATTGAATTTTGCGATGACATAACAAATACTGAAATAGTCAATAAGAATAAATGGTATATTTATAAAAAACATATAACGGATGATGTAAATTTTGTAGGACCATTACAGATTGGATATATAGAAAATGATTATGAACCTGTTAAAAGTTGTATAAATATTTATTATAATTCTTCAAAATATTTTATAGATATTAATAATAATAATACATATAATTCATACGAAGATTATTCCCATCATAATGAAATAGTTAATATAACAGGAAATGTTAAAATTAATGGAGATTTAGATATTGATGGTTCAATCAATATTAGTGGAAATTATAAATTCAAAAGTAATAATATTATATTTGTTCCAAATTTACTAACAACAACAATAAATAAAATATATTCGATGGGTAATAATAATTATTATATAGATACTATTTTAACACCAAATGGCGCTTATAGTCTCGCTAGTAATATTCATTCATTAGCATCAAATGTTTATTTAAATATAAATAAATCATATGACCCATCATCAAGTATCAATATAATAAATGCAACCAATACCAGTAATTTAGCATCAAATATATATAAGACAACTTCAAATATTTCCTTAAATATAAATAATTATAATGGTATAATTACAAATTACGATAGTAATTTAAATATAACGCGATTATTTACCCCCTTTTTTTTGACTTATAAGGGTTCTACAAAAATAAATCAAACAAGTAATTATTATTTATTTAATGATATTAGCAAAAATAGATATCCTAGTGATTATAATATCATTAAAACAAATGCATCAAATAATTATATTATAGCTAGTAATATTTATAATACAACTTCAAATATTTATAATAATATTTCAAATATTTCAAATACTTTAATTAATTACTTAAATATTGGAGTTAATAATTTTAATGAAACTTCTATATTACAATCATCAGCAACTACAACTAATGATACAATTATACAATCTTATATATCATATCCACAACCATTAGCGAATGACATTCAAAATATACTAATAACATCCGGAAGTAATCTTATAATTTCACAACAAATACATAATATTTCATCAAATTATTATACTACTCTATTGAATTTTAATAATGAATATTTTCCATATATTTATGCAATTTCATCAAATAATATGATTACATCATCAAATATATATATATCAACATCGAATATATATAATAATGATATTATTAATACACCAATAACAAATGAAAATATATTAAAATATTCACATTCGAATATGTTATATGCTGATAGAATTTATAATAATGTTTCAAATATTACATATTATATTAATGATTATTATCCAAATTATAATAATAATATTCTAAATACGAATAGTTATTTAGCATCAACAATAACAACATCAAATATAGCAAGAATAAACGCAATAAGTACGGATAAGATTTATATAAATTTAACATTAGGATTTCAAAATTATATAACTACTGCATCAAATAATTATATATTTTCATCAAATAATTCCAATACAGTAATAACATTTAATAGAGATGAACCCGTATCATTAACACCATATACGAAATTAACAATACCTACAGGTATTTCAATAATATATACGGATACCAATTCATTCAAAGAAAAATTTATGAATTATAATAATATTGCAACAACATTATTAGATAATTATGATTATATAAATACAGAAATTAGAATATTGAATAATATAAATAAACAAAAATCGGCAATTGCCGCGAGTGTATTTAATGAACTAATAAGCGATATTTTAATATTACAAACATATGCAACTACTAATTATAATGATGGCGAATTTTTAGCAAAAAGTGAAAATCTGACAAATAAATTTATAGTATGTGTGAATAAATCATATGATTTCGCAAATTCTTTTAAAGATTTAGCATCTAAAATTAATGATTATATTGGAGCTTATATAGGTAATTCAAGAACTATAATAGATATTTTGAATACTTGTATAGAAACTACAAATAATATTTTAAATGATTGTTGGGAAATATCTAAAATAATAGTTAAATATGTAAGTATTTCATTTTCTATGAATGGTATTATAAAAGAAAATAATGGTTTAGAAGAAATTGCATCACCTCCAATCGATACTGATGTTATTATTACTGGTAATTTAATTAAATTATACCCATCTAAATCAGTATTTATAGGATATGATCGTGCATGGTATACAAATATTCAAAATTCCATGTCTATAAATTCACCACTCTATGTTTATAATGATAATACAAATACGTCATTATGTGTATTTTCAAATAGAGGAAATACATTCTCAACAACAACAGGACTAACGACAATTATAGCAAACGCTAAAATTGATATTAAAATCATAGATGCTTCAATATATAATGAGACAAATTCAATAATAGAAAGTGTATCATTATCATTATTGTCAATAAGAAATCGCACTACTATAGATGAGCCAACTGTAAATCATAAATTATCGAGTATATTTCAAATAAAACCAACGAATAGTGCAACGCCTTTTTTTAATTGTTATAAAACATATGATGATATCAATATATTTAATATTGGGTCTGGTAATTTTTATGACCCAACCACAAATATAATATTAAAAAGAGATAATGTTGTTCATATAAATGATTCAACATCAACGCACTTATTGCGATTAACAAATCCATCTACAAATCCAGTATCAATAGATATATCACAACATAATAATAGTAATAATTGGACATTAACAATCGATGATAATTTTAAATATAAATATAATTCAAAAAATATTATAAATATTCATGCAAATGGTATTTTAATAAATGATGATGGTAGTGATAATAATACTACAAGTTTATTAGTTAATAGTTTTGATAACTTACCAGCATTATTATTAAAAAATAATTATTCAACACAAACGCAAGTAATTAAAGAATTTGATTTAATGACTGCTAATTTTAATTATAACTATTCAGTATTTGGTTTAAAATATTCATTAATAGAACCAAAACCCGACTATGACGTTGAAAATACAACATATTCAATAAATAATGATATTAATTTTACAAATATATCGAATGAAATATTTAATGTTTCTGCAAATTATGCAGATACTACTACTTTTAATTATTCAAATAATATAATAGAATTATTACCATTCATTAAACGTTATGATTCTAATATTTCATTTACAATTAATGATAAAGTAAGTAAGGATGTTTCTGTTTCATTAGGTAGCACTAGTGTAAATATTACAATAATAATACCATCTGTATTAAATAGTATATATACTACTAATGTAAGTTTGAATGTTTCTAATTGTATATTAACGACTAATATACAAGAGGCAAGTGTTGATCCAGGTGATATTGGTGTAATTACAGTTAATTATAACACAAATAGTTCTCCACCAATTCCGGTAATTCATACAATTCATTATAATAAATATAGTTCATTTATTATAAATAAAATAACAGCAACAGTTTCATCATATTCTTATCATTTATCAAGAAATGAATATTTAATTCCAAGTGCTATAACATCTAATTTTTTATCAACTATAACAAGTAATGTGAATTCAAATATAATAAATATAAATAATAATATTACATATTTAAAATCATGGTTATCGTCAACATCAACCCAATTTAATTATAATGAGATTGATGAGAAAATATATACAACTTATATATTTGGAAAGAAATATTCATTAAATTTTGCATTCAATATAACTGATTATTATAATATTCCTGCTAATTTACCAATAATACAAAGATTTATTAAAAATAATGCCAAATTACCTTTAATAAAACAAAAAAATATTTTAGGAAATTATCATAATATTTATAGTTATACGAATGATTATGAAATATATTTCAACGATTTTAAATTAATTAATATTGATAATAAAGGTAATTTGAAAACAACAGGAAATATTGAAACAAATAATATATATTTACAAGGTGATATTTATAATAAAGATGGAATATCATTATATGATAATATAATATCAATATTTAATAATAAATCGATTGCAAATTTTGAATTAAATACGAAAAATATTATATTGAATGCAAGTTCATATAATAGAAATAATTATAAAGGTTGTGTATTAATTAATGGAGGGGATGATTTAAACCCAGTAAATAATAATATGTTTCAAATTAATAATTTCACAGATACTGATAATTTTATAACATTAAATTCATGCACTCAAAATTCATATATTCATTTTAACTCAAAGACTGTTGAATTTTCGAAGGATGTCAATACTATTTATAGAATTGGTTCAAAAAATAATATATTTGGAATATGGAAACGAATTAATGACCCATCTATGGATTATAATAAAAATTATTATATAGATACATCAATAACATCAACTGATATTTATAAAAATGCAATAAATATTAGTTATGATTCAAATCTTTTTAATATTTATAATAATGGCTTAATTTATTCGTTAGCAGCCGATGAAGCTAATATATTATATAGAACACCAATCACAGATGCCTTACCAAAAATTTATAGCTTAACTGGATATACTTATAAATACAATTCGGCGCCAAATGCTAAAAGTTATACTGGATTATTAGCTAGTGAAGTAATGGCAGTTTTGCCAGAAGTAGTATCAATATCTCCAATCGATGGAAGTTCAAATATAGCATATGGTAATATAATAGCATTATTGATACAAAGTATAAAAGATTTAAAATATCAATTAGATGCACTTACACCAGGACATTTAACTTTCTAAGAATAGTATTATAAGTTCTATTATCGAATGGTGTTTTACCATTTTCAATATTTGTGATAAAATCCGACTTAATAGTTGGACTAATCAATTTACTTAATTGGGGTTGTGTTAATCCTTTAGCAGTTCTAGCATTACGAATAATATCAATTTGTTCTTGTGAATATTTAAGGACTTTGGGTAATTCATCAGTATCATCTACTTTTTTTATATGAATATTGGTTTTAGCATTAATATCAACATTCGCCTTCTTTTTATTTTTAGTTAAAACAACAGGTGTAAAATCTTGAAATGATTTCCATTCAGTCATTATTATTTATTTATAATAATTATTTTTTATATAGGATATTCGATAAAATGATATAAACAATAGGAGATATAATAGAAATAAAAATAAATGGCTACTAAACAAATTATTGATAAGTTCTTATCATCAGTAGATACTAGTGTTAATTATTCAGTAAGTGATCTAACTAAACTTCTTAAAGAAGCTTATAAGAATTCTAAAACTCATACAGCATCTGGAGAAGTAAAAGTGAAAAAACCACCATCCGCATATAACCTCTTCATTAAAGAGAAGATGGCAGAGCTAAAGAATGATGGTTGCAATCCAACTGAACGAATGAAAAAGGCTACTGAACTATGGAAAGAAGAAAAAGCAAAAAATCAAACAGCACCTGAAGTTTAATTAACAATCAGCTAAAGTAGCTCTCACGCGCATAATAGCTAATCCTAATCGATTTGTTCCTTTCCATTCATTAATATTAGTATTTAATGTATCTGTGATATTAAGTCCATTACCCCAAATAGAATCGTATGGAGAACATTCCACGATCAATTTCTCACCCGTTAAAAGTAATTTATTTTTTAATTCCAAATTTTGACTAAATTTAGCAAGATTTGCGTTATATACGATACCATCGGCAACAGTATTCCATTTAGATTCGTTGAAATTTTTAACAGTTCTTCCTAATTTCTTTTGTTCTTTAGGTTCTGCTGATTTCATAATAAGATCTGCAGTCTCATAATCGCCGAATAATAATGCTTTTTGTTCCATCATAAATTGCTCACAACAATTATAAATTTTATTATTGATTTTGAATTCAACGATATGCCACTGTGATAAATAACCTGATTTGAAATAAACTCCATTATCGTTTTCATAAAACTTTTCGTTGTGTGATGACATGATTAATTATAATTCAATCATAATAATAATGTTTCATTTTTTTTATAAAAAATGATTATAATATTTATATTTACTATTATATGTCATTAGAAATTAAATATACAAAAAAAGAATTAATTAATTCTATTAAAATTGATTGTTTAAAAAAAGGATTGAAATATGATTATGTGAATAAATTATCAAAAGATGAATTAATTGAAATTTTGAAAAGTAATAAAATTGCGTATATTAATTATGAAACATTAAAGAAGGAAATAATAATGACCGAAAGTTATAATAAAAACAGGGATATTATTATCGGCAATTTTATTAAATATGAAAATATACCATATAGTACAATTAAAAATATTACACCAGATACTACTAATGACGAATTATTAGAAATTATAAATAAACATAATTTACATTATGAAGAAAATTTCACAAATATCAAAGAATTTGTTTATAATCTTTATAAAGTATATTTGAAATTTATAAATGCATCTGCTATTAAAAATGAATGCGAATATATAACTCTACCAAGTATATTAAAAGCATTTAAGAAGTTCCAACAATCTCTTTAAATCGTTTTATAAAGGTAGCAGAAGTAGATTTAAAATTAACGATGGGTTTATAATAACTATCATTATTTTTTGTTTCCCATTCTAATATAATATTATTGGGAACATTACGCAATTCTGGAATCCATTTTTTAATATATAAACAGTCACGATCATATTTCTTTAATTGGGCAGTTGGTGAAAATATGCGAAAATAAGGTTGTGAATCAGCACCCATAGATGCACACCATCTCCAACCGCCATTATTAGACGATGGGTCATAATCTACTAATTTAGATGCGAAATATTCCTCGCCTTTTCTCCAATCTATTAATAAATTTTTTACTAAAAATGATGCAACTATCATTCTACATCTATTATGCATCCAACCACATATATTCAACTGTCTCATAGCAGCATCTACTAAAGGAAAACCAGTTCTGCCATTTTTCCACTTTTCATAAAAATCAGGATTATTATCCCATTTAAAATTTACCGATTTTTCAAATACAGTAGGAAAATAATAACTAATTATTGCATAAAAATCGTGCCAAAACAACTCTCTAATAATACCATGTGTTAATGGTAATGAATAATAAACCTCGCGAATACTAATACAACCAAATTTAATATAAGCACTCAATTTAGTCGTTTTATCTAAATAAGGATATTCACGTTCTGTATCATATTTAGCAAATTTACCATTCGCCAAAGTTTTTAAAATACTTAATCCATTACTTCTACCACCATTAACAGATATTAATTCGTTATTTTTAGGTTTATATAATTTCTCCATTTCTTTAAAACTATGCGAATTTGTATCTTTGATGAAATTATCATAATTAATATTAACAATTGCTCGTGGTTTTTTAATAATAGATTTCTTATAGAATGGTGTAAATTTCAAATAAGGTTTTTTATCATCTTTGGTAATTTCACCCATATTATGTAAAGTATAATCTTCATGACTTTCAATATTAATTTTATTTATATTAGCCCATTTTTGAATTACCATATCTCTTTTTTTTGCATATGGTGTATAATCTTTATTATATGCTATAACACTAAATTTATATTTATTATTAAGTTTCTCAATTACTTCAATTTCATTTGATGTATCATAATAATTAATATATGATAATTCTTCTAAACTTTCAAACATAAATTGGACAGCATTAGAAGAATAATATTTATTTATTTTGGGATTAATTTGATATTTATTAAAAATAAATATTGGTAGTATTTTAGCAGTAGGATAAGTTTTTTTAATTTCATATAAAGTAGTATTATCTGTTAGTCTCAAATCGCGACGAAATATAAATAAGATATTCATTATATTAATAATATATGATACATTTATTATCGTTTGATATTGGCATTAAGAATATGGCATATTGTTATGCAACAATCGATACTGATTTTAATATTAAAAAAATAGATAAAGTAGATTTAAATTGTAAAAATAAAGATATTCAAAATATTATTAATAATACAATCGAATTTTTGGATGAAATAATGAGTGGATTGTTTATTATTGATGAGGAATTAGTAATTTTAATAGAATGTCAAATGACATCCATTATGAGATGTATTCAAACTACTATAAATACTTATTTTAAAGTAGTTGCAAAACATCAACAAATGAATATTAATACTATTTATGTATCACCTAAACATAAATTAAAAATAATTGATAAATATGGTGAAAAAATAGTTAATGATAAGTATAAACAAAATAAAATAGATGCAGTATTTTATACAAATCATTTATTAACAAATATATATAAAAATGATGAAGTATTAGCTATTATAAATAGCAATAAGAAAAAAGATGATTTGTGTGATGCATTTCTAATGTGTGTATATTATTATGAAAACAAATTATAAAAATATCTTAATATATATAGAATATGTATTCAGACGATGGAGGTTATAGACGTCATAGAGACGATGATTCTAGTAGAACTACTACTATTACCGTAGATGATTCTGAAGCCGCTAATAAAGCATTAAAAGCATCTTTTATTACTCTTGGAATAGTATATGTGTTTTTTTCGATATTTGCATTTATATGGGTAATAATTGGAATAATAGCATTTTTAGCATCTTTAGTATGTATGTTTTATCAGGGATCGCCGACAGATAAGGCTGTTGGATTATTATTAGCAATAATAACTGGTCCGTTTTATTGGTTATATTATATATATAATATGAATTATTGCACACGATCTAAAAGTTATTAGATATAATATTTAATTGTTTAATGATATCTTCGTTATATTCGATAATTTTATTTTTTTCTATTACATTTGCTAATTGTAACCAGAATTTATCATTCTTAAACTTACTATTTATCTTATCTATTTTTTTTGTTTTTTTATATAACCATTTATACATCTTAACATAATCATTTTCATCTTTAAATGGACAAATCAAACCATTACACGATTCTGGAATAACATCTAATGGTATATGCATCCTTATATCACAAAATGCCTTAAATTGATATGGACGACAAAACAATTGTAGATTATTATTATCATTATATACATTACTATCATCAATAATTATATAATCGGCATTTTTAATTTTAATTTTAGATTTTATTTTATCAATAGATTTAACCCAATATGAAACTTTCTTCGACTTAGTGCAATCGTTCCGAGTAAAAATAGGACGATTAAATTTAATATCATTTGCTTTTTCAATTAATTTTATTTCAGTATTTGCCCATTCGTATGTAGATGCCGTATAAACATAAAAATAAACATTTTCTTTATACAATTCGCGTAGTTTTTTTATAAAATAAATAAAATATGGGCGCATCAATTTAGAATATTCTTTATAGAATGGTAATAAAACCTTGCTAATATTCATATTATACATACGGGCAATATTCCATAATTGCGATTGATATATACAATTGCCTATAATTGTTTCATCTAAATCAATAATAAATACATACTTTTTAATCATCATCTAATTATTATTTATATACAAAAATTAATAAACATTATTATAATAGAATAAATGACGGATAGTAAATGTAAATTACCTCCTTTTTGCGAATATTCTAAAAAAAAACAAAAATGCATAAAACCAAATCCATATGTAGAATATATAGCTAAATGTAAACGTGATAATATTAAACTTGATGATTGTAAAAAATTATATAAATTAAATAAAGCACAGGCTATTCAAGATGCGTGTAAAAATCGTGAAGAACGATTTAAAGAAAAATTACCGTCAAAATTGCCATCTAATCCAGATAAGGCATTAAAAGAATTAGATTCATTAGAAAATAAATTATTGCAACAATTAAAATTATTAGAAACTGAGCGACAATTGAGAATAAAAGAATTAAATAAAACATCATCAAATAAACATTTAACACCTGTATTAAATAATAAATCTACATTATTTTTGCAAGATCGCATTAAAAATTATAAAATATTTAGTAATTATATTAATAATAGTAAGAAATATTCAAATAATTGTTTAAGTATTTATAAAATAATTAATGACAGACCAATATATAGAATAGGTAATCGTATTATTTTAACTCGGCAAATTGGAAGTGATAGTGTTTATGGAGTTGTATTTTATTCCTATTATCGTAAAAAAGAAACGGACAGTTTTTCTGAAAACATCGTATTTGCCACAAAACTTTTAGATAAATCAAATCATAATAATATCGAATATTTAATATTAGAAGAATTAACTCATTATACTTTAAATACTGGTTTTATACATTTTCCATTAACTTATGGTTTATTAAAATGCGATCAACATTATACCCAAAGTAAATATTTAAGTGAAAAAAATAAATCAATAAAACATATATCAGATATTGATAAATATATGCCAAAAAATATTGTTAATATAAATAATATATATATAATATTGAATGAATTGGCGAATGGTGATTTGGATAATTTTGTTCAATTATATTATAATAATGATGAATATATATCAAATATATTAATACAAATATTCATATCTTTAATGTTTTTTTATAAAATTATTAATGCATTTCATGCAGATGCGCATAATGGTAATTTTTTATTTCATAAAATTAAACCAGGTGGCTATATTCATTATAATATTTATGGCGTTGATTATTATTTAAAAAATCTGGGATTTATGTTTGTAATATGGGATTTTGGATTAATAAAACCATTCTATAATAGTAATATAATTAATAATAATAAATATGGATATTTTAATAATGACTTTGAGCGAATAACTTATGATTTTGAAACTGTTATTAATGCTTTTAAAAATAAAAATGCTGGTGGATGGGTTGATAATAAATATCCAATATCTACTAACATCACAAATATAATTAATGATTTATATACATTATTACATTCATATATAACATATGATGTATTGAAACTACCAGAATTAAATACTGCGTTATTAAAATATTTAACAACAAACATATCTTCATTATCAACTAGAAGACCAAGTAACGTTATAAATACAAATCCATATGTACTAAATTAAATATAAATTTGTTAATATTTAATTGAATATTTCTAAAAAAATGATTTTAATATATATATTTATTTTTATAGCTAAATCGAGAGTATTAAGTTATGACCACCACCTGCAATTTTAACTGTGTATGTGTTGATTCAGAATGTTCTTATAATCATTACATTTCATATAAGGATCGAAAGATTGTCAAGAATTTCTATGACGCAATTTCTAACAAATCAAAGGATGAGCCTAATCCTGAGACGCGTAAGAAGAATTGCACTTTCGGGCAATTGTGTGAAAAGGAAAATTGTGGGTTCAGACATCGCCTCTCGTTCGCAAATCGCGAAAAACTCATCGTCTCGTTTCGCTTCAATAAGATCTGTCCTCCATCCAAACCAGTAGTTGCTAAGACTGTTGCCGCTCCCAAACAAACCAATCTCTTCTTATGCCTCGAAGATGATGTGGTCGAAGAAGAGATTATCGAAGTTGCACCTGCTCCAGTTGTTGTAAAACAGCCGAAGTTCGAGAAGTCATGGGTTTCTGTTGTGTCTGCTCCTCCTCCTGTGCGCGAACTTAATTTAACAGCTGAGACGTCTCGATGGGAAGATTTAGACGACGAGGATTTCTATATGAAGTTCTAAATGAATTCGAAGATATAAAGTCAAAATTATTTTTGGCTTTTCATTATAATAGTTGAAAATAGATTTGAGTAAATTTAAAACAACATTTATAAAAAAATGATAAATAATAGTAATGAACTAATCATACAAAATGGAAGGCTCGTTGTACTATTCTGGTTCTGGCTATTATTTGATTAATTCAGTTGCATCTTTTAATGTAATTGTTGTTGAATTTGAAACATTCAACAGTAAATTTATCTCTAAAGAAAATTTGCAACAATACGATGAAATCAAATTTAATGCTGAGAATGTGAAAAGTATTTTAGACAATTACAGCGAATTTAGAAACAACATCGGTTATGATCTTCTTGACGATTACAACGAACTTGTATTTAACAAGAAGTTCTACATCGTCAAAAATTGGACTGGTCTTTTCAACTTCGTTGCGTGCAGGTTCTAATTTAATATCATAGATTTATATATGCTAAAACTTTTTGGCATTCCTTTGATAGTATTTCAATATGCTAATACTAATGATGAATTAAAATCAGTAAATCCAGAATTTAGTTTTTTTTGTTTTAATGAGAATGATTGTGAAAATTTTATAAAAAATAATTATTCAATATTTATTTATAATGCTTATAAATCATTAATACCTGTAGAATATAAAAGAGATTTGTGGATATATTGTATTTTATATAAATATGGTGGTATTTATATAGATACTAATTTTAAACCACAAAACAATTTTAAATTAATAAATTTTATTAATAATAATTATTTTACGAGTGAAATAGATTATTATAATAATAAAAAAATAATATATACTGGATTTATAATATCACATCCAAATAATATTATATTTCTAAAAGCCATTAATCATATTGTCGAAAATATCAATAAAAATTATTATGGTATTTCAGCTTCTTATCCAACCGGTGGCGGATTATTAGCATCAATAATAAATCCATATATAACCAATATGACATTTATAGACAATACAATCATATATAATAATCATGTTATATTACAAAAAAATAATGAGAATGAGAATTTATATAAGTATTTATGGAATTCAAAAAAAATTTATTTGAAAATGCCAAAATAAATTTTGACATTTATATCCATCCCTCCAACCTTCTTTACAGCCCGTTCTCTGTGATAAACTTGTTGAAATCAACATCACAAGCCTTATTCTTGAATCGCATCCTACCATGATAAACCTCATCATACATAATCGCGCTGTTGTTGCGAATCGTATAATCCCTGAAATCATCACTCCAGCAAGTCATCGTGAATACTAACCGAATAATTTCATCGCTTTCGTTGTAACATACGAATAAGTGTTTGGAAGGATAATACTTAATCGTAATGTCAATTTCGCGACGTGTGTATGGTTCGAGAAACACTTTTTTATTCTCGTCGTATTCTGCTTCAAACTGCAGACCGCCGTAAATATAAGTGTCATCATCCATTTCCAATTCAAAAGAGTAAATCATTATCTCTTTGACCTATAAGAGGTAAATTATATTAATAATACCAAATTCATTTTTTATAATAAATCAATAAAATCGATACATATTTTTTTTATTCAATATATTTAATTAAATCTTCAATATATTGAATAATTAAACATTCTCTAAATTCTTTATAAGTATTTATATATTTATTCGCATTTTGAAAATAATAAATATCATCATTACTTAATCCATCAACGTTTTTAGCAATCTCATATAATACATTTGCTTCTTTTATTAATTTATTACAATTAATATATTCGTCACGCGCCGTTAATAACATATATTATATTATTTATTTTATTTTTTAGATATAGTTATTATAGTCATTTCATTTTTAGTTTTAGAAGTTATTTCAAAATCTTCAATACTTTCAATATTATTATTAGGAATTAACATATCTATTCTATTATCATCATAACCATAAAATATATCATCGATTGTTTCATCATCTTTTAATAAAGGTTCCGTTTTATAAATATTAAAAATTAGATTACTTAAATCTGCTTCGCACCAACATTTAATACATGCCGATTTATTCCAATATTTATTATTTTTATCATAATATAATGATATAAAGCGTAATTTATCGTCCTTATATATAATTACTAATGATTTCAATCCTATAAATCTAAAACCATATTGATACAAACATTTGATAATATCCATAATAATATAAAATAATAAAAAAATGATAAATATTTTATTAAATTATTTTCATAAATACTCATGATTAAGCAAATTATTCTCTTGATTTCATTCATTATTGTGACAGATGCTCGATATTACAATAAAGCCTCGCGTAATTATTTAAGAAATCTTGAAAATAATATTAGAAACAGATGCAATTTAGTTGCATATAATAAAACAAACAATCAAGAATTATTTAATTGTTTCAATAATAAAAATGATAATTGTCATTTGTTGGAAAATTATTCAGAATATTGCAAAATTAGAACTGATTGTATTAATACACATCATAGCGAATGTGGTATGAGTGTTGTAGTATTTATTATGAGTTGGGTATTTATCGGTCTCATTACTAATATTGGCGTAAATGCACGTTAATATATAAGAAAATATTTTTTATATTTATAATAAATGGAATTGCAAATAAAACACGATGGAGGTTTATTTTCATGCTGCTCGGTAAGATTACATTTTTTAATAGAATTCTTTAATAAATATAAACAATTACCTTTAATTCTCAATTCAAAAGGTTTTTATAATATGTATAAATCTAATGAAGATGATGATATAACATTCGATTATTTTGTTCATTATGACAAAATACCAATAACAATAGAATATACAGATGAAGTTAAATACCATGAAACATATCAATATAAAAATTATGAAGAATTGAATATGGGTGTTTTATTGCCATTTATAGAAAAATATTTTACACCATCTGATTTAGTTCAAGGAACAAGTAAATTAATAGAAAATAAATATAAAATTGATTATGAAAATATGTGCGTATTATTTTACAGAGGAAATGACAAAGAATCAGAAATTAAATTACCAAAATATGAGGATTATTTAAAATATGCAGATTATTTGTATAATGAAAATCCAAACCTAAAATTTTTAATTCAATCTGACGAAACTAATTTTTTAAAATTTATGGTAAATAAATATCCAAATAATTCTATCATATTTTTAGATGAAATACGACATATAAATAAAATGAATACTTCAGTAGATAAAATAAAACCAGAAGAAAATTATAATTATTCAATAAAATATATGGCAATAACATTAATAATGTCTAAATGTAAATATGTAATATGCAATACCGGTAATTGTTCTTTATGGATTATGTTTTTTCGTAAATCATTTAATAATATGATACAATTGCGTTAAACATTAATTTCATTTGTATTTGTTTCTTTATTGGATAAACATAATTTTATAAATTCTAATAAGAAAAAATAAATATATCTCTGAACCTCTATTTTCATAGTTTATTAGTATGACAATCATCGCCGCTAACTTTGCAATTATTATTAATATTAGTTATTTTATTATATTCGCTTTCATTAAAATAATTATCATTATATAACATATTAATAATAAAACTATTCAAATTTAATAAATTGTCAGTTATATTATTATCATCCATTATATATATTATAGAGATTTTATAATAAAACCCGAATTAGTAATTATGCTAAAATCTAAATTCCATTTAACTTTATTTCGTTCTTTCCATAGGTCATAAGCATCTTTAATATGATTATCTAATTCTTCATCAGTATAATTATTTATTTTTTTAATATGCATATTTATTTTATCCATATTTTTTGTTCGTTTTGAATGTCCATAATGGGTTGCCGAATGACATAAACGACATAATGCAATAATACGCACTAATTTCTGTGTTTTTGTTTCATTATTGAATTCCCATCTCTCATGAGCGTCTAAATACTTACTTCTTTTGCATCCACAACATTCACAACGATTATTAACTCTTTCATATATATGATGTCTTATTAAATTCCAATCACTATCACTAAATAACATTCTAACATTTTTAAAATAACTGGTTTTTGGTATCATATCAATATATAATTTATTTGAACCAAATTCTCTATCTTCGCCAATAATATTAATTTCCTTATATTCATCATATAATGAACATAATTCATTATCTTCTTCGCAATACCATTTTTTAAGTTTATTATCCCAACAACCACCGAGCGTTTTTACTAGTTTTCTATCTTTATATGGAACATTAATATATTTCATCACTAATAATAAAAATGATATATTATTATATAACTTTTGCTAAGTGATGAATATTAATCGGTTAAAAGTAAACTTGAAGATAAGTGAAAATATTATTAAAGATTTCATAGATGCTAATATTAATAATAGCTATCATGTAAAATTAGTTGGTGATGTATCTATTGAATGTGATTATTTAAATATTAATGATTTTATAAATTTTCATAAAAATCGTATAATAGAATTAAAAGAAAAAATAAAAAATGAAAATAATTTTACATAGATTATTATATGGATTATTTAGAAGATACAGATAATGATATTATGCGACTTAATAATAAAATAAAAATCAGCAATTTTATTATAAATAAAATAAATGATAATATTTCGCCAAATGAATTTATATTGAATTGTTTTAATTTGGATACTAGAACTGAAGAATATACAACATTCGTTAATTATATTACTAATAATTGTTGTATTCTTGGTTATAATCGTATTCAAACTTATTTATCAATCGAATTAAAATTAAATCAATTAAAAGAAGATATTATCGAATTTCATGTAAATTGTATAATAAAATTTAAAAAACGTATTGAAGAATTAAATTATTTCAAAAATATTAATAATGATTATATTGATTCATTTAATGTAATGATGAATAGTGTAGATGATAGTGAAAAAGCATTATTAGCAAAAATTAATAAAATAAATGAAGCATCTAATATTATTATTAAAACTAATGAAGATGCTGTAAAATTACTATTAGATAAAATAAAAAAATTAGAAGATGATACAAATATAATTAGAATTTCATTATTATTAATTATTATATATCTATTATTCTAAATAAAACTAATAATTATTTTTTTGTTATATATGGATTTTATTGAAGATACAGATAATGATATAATACGTCTTCGAACTAAAATAAAAATTAGCGAATTTATCATTAACATTTCTAAAAATTATAATGACATATATAATATTATTGTTAATAATGCAGATATTTATAATGATATTATATATGTATCTGGGTTGATGGTAATTGAAAATGATTTTGAAGCAGATGATGATATTAGAGATTATATTATTTATAAAATTTTATGGAATTATCGCGAATCAAGTGATATTATATTTCATCTTACTAATTGTATTGAAAAATTTAGAAAAAAAATGGAAGAATTACATTATTTCAAAAATATCAAATATAAATTAAAGAAATTAGAAAATGATAATGAATATTTGAAAAAATCTTTATTGAGATTTCAACTCATTACGTCAATATGTGCTTTTTGTTATATGATAATAAAAAATTGACAGTCATTTATATATTTATAAAAATTCTTTATATATGTTATATTACAGACAATTGAATGAGTTTCTAGAGACTTTAGAGATTGAAATATTGAATAATAATGGGATTATATATGATAATTATGTTTGCAATCGATTATTAGCAGATCATAATAAACAACTATATATTGATAAACAATTGCCTATGGATAAATTTTATAATATGACATTTGATAATAGTACGATTGACAGATTTATAAAATCTAATAAAATTCATATTGCATTTATTAATAATGACGATTATATTAATTTCTATAAATTTATTTCAAATAGTTCAAATATTATTCAAGAACTTAATATCTTATTAGAAATTACTATTTCAAAAGATGAGCCGCCATATAAAAATAATCATTATGTATGTCAAGGATTATTATTATCATGTCAAAATGATGAAATTACATATTATTATTCAAATAATACAGGAACACCATATGATGCATTCACAGATAATGAAAAATTGACAAAAAAAATAGTTAAAGATGTTTTAAATAAAAGCACACAATATATTAGAGGATTTTATAGCAATTATGAAATTTTCACAGATATTTATAAAATGATTAATGATGGCTGGAAAATTACTAATATGCCTTATTCGTTATCTCGACCACCAACCATTATTAATAATTGTTGCACAATCTGTTTAGAAAATTTCAATCAATCTAATAAAGAAATTGCAACAATATATGAAAATAATTTTAATCAACGAACAGCTAATTATAAAATACATCATAAATGTTTATTGACATATTTGAGAAAACAAAAAAAAAGCATCGTATTTAAATGCCCTTATAGATATATTATCGACTTTAATATCTGCAAATATTTAATTACCTTTCAATAATTTTATAATTACACATACATGGACTAAATATTTCTCTAATATAATCAATAATATTATTGCTATTGTCAATCGAATTGCATGTATATAAATCCATGGCTACTTTTTTTTCTTCAACGAATGTATGAATAGATAAATGTGATTCGCTTAATACATATACACCAGTAACGCCGAATGGTTCAAACTGATGTATTACTTTTCCAACAACATTTAAATTAAATTTTTCCACAATTTTATCAAGAATTGCAGAAATAGTTTCCTTAAATTTTAAAGGTTCGCAATTATTAATTTCATAAATATCAATAATTATATGCGTACCCTTAATAATTAATGGATGGTTCATATTTAATTTAAATATATATATTATTATTTAAATAGATATTTGTAAATGCATATTGGAGCACATATTCAACGCGAATCAACTATTATTAAAACGATGGAAAATATCAAAAATAATGGAGGTAATGCTCTTCAATTATTTATATCTAATCCTCGCAGTTCTAAAATATCCAATTATGATAAATATTTAAAAGAGAGTCATTTAATAAAAAAATATTGCAAAATTAATAATTTTGTTCTTATTGTTCATTCTCCATATACTATAAATCTTGCAAATCCATTTATTAATGGCAAACGACCAATCGATATTAGCGATTCATTAATTATTAATGAATTATTAGCAGCAAATGCGATTGGCGTTATAGGATATGTAATACATGTTGGAAAATATACAACACAAACTATTAACGATGGATTGATGGCTATGAAAATGAATATTAAGAATATTATAAATGAAATGATAAATAGAAATATTAAAACTTATTTATTATTGGAAAATCCAGCAGGTCAAGGAACAGAACTATTAACAGATTTTAATGATTTCTTAAATTTCTATTATTCATTCACAGAAACTGAACGAAATTATTTTAAAATATGTATCGATACTTGTCATTTATGGAACGCAGGTTATGAATTAACAGATATTAGTTCTATGATACCTGAAAAACATTCGATTGTATGTATTCATGCTAATAATAGTAAAAATGTTAAAGGTGCCAAATTAGACAGACATGAATGTTTATTTGATGGTAAAATTCCATATTCTCAAATCAAAACATTTATTGAAAATTTTGATTCAATAGTTATATTAGAACAACCATCAAATACTTATAATAATGAAATAAAATATTTATATTCTTAATGTTTTATTATTTTTCTTCTGGTATTTTCATTAAATGCTGTGTCTATATTTGCATTAATTGGGACGAATTGCGAAGCCCATTTAAATTCATCAGGTTCTGTTGATGTGAATATACAACTTTTTTTAGAAACATACAAATTATCCAAATAATTTATATATTTATCATATTTATGATTATCATCATAATCACCCTTGCAAAGCATATAACGCTTATATAATAAATCATTTTCATTATTGTATTTATTATCTAAATATTTTATATGCTTACAGGATATATTATACGATTCTTTATTCATATTTATTTAATATTAAGTTATTTATTTTATGCGTATATTATAGAAAAATAATGCCAGAAAAGTCTGTACCAAAATCAAAATATTCACCTTATAACGGCGTCGTATTATATCACTGGGATAAGTGCGGGCACTGCATCCAATTTAGAGAAACATGGAACCGATTATATGATTATTATAATAAAATGATGCCTATGATTTCAATCGAATTAAAACAAATGCAAAGATTACCTCAAGAAGCTCAGGTTTCAGCATTTCCAACTATTCGTATGTATTCGAATGGTCATATAACTAATTATGAAGGACCGCGTGATTTTGGATCATTACAAAAAACTATAGATACTAATATAAAATCTAAAATCAAACCAAAAGCAAAAAAACCTAAAACAAAATAGATTTAAAGATTTTTTTAATATTTGTCATATAATGAATAATAATTTAGTTGAAGATATAATTAAATCAACTAATGAGCCTACACCTGATGAATTAGACACATTTAAAAATCTCGTTGTTGATTGGTTTAAATATGATGATGCCATTCGTAAATTAAATATTGCAATAAGAGAAAGAAAAACTTTACAACAGGCTTTAAATAATAAGATTGAAGAATTTATGTTTAAATATAATTATAATGATTTAAATACACAGAATGGGAGATTAAAAACTAATATTAAAAAAGTTCATAAACCTGTAAATATCAGAGAAATTAAAGAAATTATTTTAAGTAATGCAAATTTAACAGGTGAAGAATTACTCGCCAAAATCTTCAATAAAGATGATCGACCAATAATAGAAAAAAAATCAATTAAACGAGTAATACCAAAAGTTTCTATGAGTTTGGATATTTAGATATATAAACATTCATATTCATAATTAGTTGAATAATAAGTACATCTTACATTATATTTTTTTATAAACTTTGTGCATTTCTCACATGGTTTTGACATTTTCAAACAATTATTATATCTCATCGGTGCAATCCTAACAACGTAAATATCACATTCAGACAGAATATTTTTATTTTTGAATACTTGCGAAATTGCAGCAACTTCAGCATGAATACTATTATTATCATTTAAATGTGATACCATATAATTAAATCCACATGCAATTACTTTATTTTTATAAATAACTACAGCACCATGCTTCTGTTGCATAGTAGAATATTTAGCAACTTCAGCAGCCTTGTCGAAAAATTGTTGTTGTTTTTTTCTAATTTCTTTATCTTCACTTTCGGCTTGCCTCCGCTTCGTAAAAACCATTTAAATCGATATGTTCTTATATACACATTTATGACATCATAATAATCAATTTTTTATATATTTAGAAAATATACATTTAAGGAAAGTTCCAAGTAATCCTTATATATCTTTAATAATGTGCGGGAGTTGTCAATATATAGGGCATAATATAAATGGTTATTACTGCAATTGCTGCTATAACATGATTTGATAGTTGTTTAAGACATAATATAACAAATGCCGAACCAAGCATTAAAAATGCATCTCCAATAATAATTAAATAACTATTTTCATCCGCATATTTCTTATACATATCAACGATTCCATTATGTCCTTTAGAAAATGGTAGAATTATTAATAAATATAATAATATATCATGAATTAATTGTATAAATACTAATAAAATTAGGAATATTGTTATATTCCATCCATATTTTGGTTTTATAAAATATGTATAAATATATTGTGCAATCATAAAACCTATAAGAATAATAAATACATCTGCTATAACTGCCAATAATCCATATTTATTATACCATTCATTTAATGACACTCCTCCAACTCCAATATATCTAACTAAAAACAATACAAAAATATCAATAATCAATATACCCAATAAAAATAATGGTATATCATTAACATTCTTATAATTCGAAATATCTGGTATATTCATATTATTTTTATTAAATAATAAAAAATTATGAAAAATAATGATATAATAGATTTTTAAATTTCTTTTTGTGATACATATCAATAAACATGTTTCTCGTTTTTTGTTTCTGGAATATAATATTATTGTGATGAATTTCTTCTTTAGTTGGAGGAAATTCTAAACACCATCCAACTAAATTATCATAATCAATAACTTTTTTATAATCATATTTATATTGAAAACTCATATACATAATAGCTCTTGCTATAATACCTTTGCTATTATCGTCTGGTATAAATAATTTATCTTTCGTATTTACGAAATTTTCAGAATCATATAAACGATTAAATGATGGTGTTAATTCATCTGTATATTTATAATTCGACCTCATATTATTAATATACGAATCACTTTTGAAGATATTGTGCAAATCATTATAATGTTTCTTAAACATCAAACTTTTAGGATATATATGCTCTAATGATAATTTCGTATTAGCACATGTATAAATAAGTGGTGTTTGATTGACGATAATCAAAGATCTTAAAGTATAAGCAATCATGATTTTAATTATTTATATTTTAATCATTTTTTATAAATAGAATGCTTATATATATATTTATTTTAATATGTATATTATTATATTTATTCTTTGTTTTAAATTCGATTATATGGCTTAAAAGTAAAAATTTAACTAATCTAAATGATATTATTATTAAATATTTGCATTATGCTGATTTTTTCATTTTTGCAATTATATTATTATTTATTATTTATTTATATATAAACAATTTAAAAATAAAATTAGTATATGAATAAAAAACGTAAATCATCAATAGTAACTACTATTTTAAGTATTGCATTATTAATATCATTAAGATTTACAAATAAAATATTTTAATAAAATAGAAATGAAATCAAAATCCTCTTCATCTTCCGCTTCGAGTTTTTTTATTATACTATTCTTAGTAATCGTCTTAATAATTACTGCATTATTTGCAAGTGGTTTTTATAAACAATTTGAAGGTTTTGCTTCTGGCAAAGCATATACACTCCAATATTATTATATGCCCTCTTGCGGTTATTGTGACGAGTTTGAAGATAAATCATGGAAGCCATTAGAAAGTGAAATATTTAAATATCCGGATCAATATAATTTCTCTTTAGTTAAATATGATATAACCGATGACGCCGAAGGTCATCGAAAATCAAAAATATATGGAGTGAGTGGCACACCAACAATACTATTAGTAGAAAATAGCACCGGTAATTATGCTGTTTTTAATGGAAACCGTAATGAGTATAAAGAATTAATTAAATTTACAGATCCATTACCAACATTTACTACGCCAAAATCTTCTACTTAAATATATTATAATTATATATGGCTTCTAAACTTTCATTACATGATTTATATGAAATTAAGAAAAAAAAAGATGAAAAAGTAAATCAGGCATTTATAATAATATTAGAAACTTGTCATAAAAAAATAAAGTCTGTTGCTGAAATTGGCGGACAAAGTTTATATTATACAATCCCTCCAATCGTTATAGGATATCCATTATATAAATATGATACTTGTATGAATTATATAATTTCATCATTAAAAAAAAGCGGATTATATATATCAAATTTACCAGCTCCAAATAATAATATGATATATATATCGTGGAAATTAGAAGATGTTTCTATGCCAAAATCCAAATTTCTTTTGCATTAAAATTTAATTTTAGGATAATGATGATTCATTAACAATTTTATTTTAGTTGTTTGCTGTTTTGAAATTATATTATCAATTTCTTTATAATCTAATTTATATTCATCCGTTATTTTATATTCAAATAATGAAATATATTCGCTTTTATATGAATGTTGGTCCGTTTTTAATCGTGACTTATATTCATCTGTAATACCATATTTAACCTTTTTGTCGCTATTCCAATCTTTATTATCCTGAATATAAAAATACATTTTATATTTATTTTAAATGTATTCATATATATCATTTTTTTCTTTTAAGTTTCAACCTCATATTGTTTCATATAATTATTAATATCTCTAAAACCTTGTAATATTAAATTTTCAATATCATCATCATGTATATTAAAATTAATGTCATTTTCATTAATTTTTAAATTATAAAATGATTTAAATGGACTTTCATTAATTATTAATGGGTTTTTAAATTTTGGTATTTTTGATATATAACAGCTATTTAATGAATTTGAATATATTATAGTCATTAATTGTTTATAATAAATCATAAAATCTAATTCTTTATTTTTTTCAATTATACTAGAAAGTTTATAATCGTTTTTGATGTATATGACAACATTTAATATATCTTCATGGCTTATGTTACTAAATATTTCATATGGTAAATTATTAGTAATGCAACCATCCACATAATAATAACCATCAATATTTATAGGTTTTGATAATATTGGTATACACATAGATGCAGCCACCGCATCTAATACAGAAACATCAGGGGTGTCATTCACATTAAATATAAAATTAGAGCCATCATTAATTTTAGTGGTACTAACATAAACATTCACTCCGGTCATTTTTGATAATTCTATAAATGTAATATCATCCATAGAATATTTATTTTTAATATAATTTTTAATTTCTGATAAATATAATTTAGAATCATTAAATCCTAAATCTGAAAATAAATTTAATAATTTATTTGATGATACTGTTGCAACCTCTGGATTAACTATTAATCTTTTTATCATCGCTTCCAATTCGTCTATAGGTATTTTTAAAGCAAACGCTAAACAAAAAAAAGAACCCATCGAAGTTCCTGCTGCATTCTTAATATGTTTATCTAAATCATAAAAATATAAATATCTTAATATACCCAATAAACATAACGACCTTAATGCACTACCTGAAAAAACTACATGCGTAAAATATTTCATATATATATAAAGAATTATTATTGCGTGTTTATATATTTTTATTAGCAACGGCAACAGCTAATTGTGTAATTTGATCACATAATAATATAACGATTATACCTATAAATATAAATAAAAATAAATTATATAAATTAATATCAACTTTTAAATTTCTATTATAATCGGTGAATTGTTCAACATCATTTAATTTGATTGTTTGATTTTCTGGTGATTTTTTAAAATTATCTCTTAAACTTTTTAAATATTCTTCCAAAAATGGCGTTGTTCTATATTCAGGTGTCTTATCAACATTATGAGTCTTAATGTCATTTATATTTAAATAAGCATCATATTCATCGTATTCATAAGCTTTTATAGCATATTTATCAGGATAGTTATTTTCAACTTTTCTATCGTTTAATGATGCATCTAATGCTTTATTAAATGCATTTTGCGCATTTGTGTCAACCGGTAATTTATATTCGGGTACTTGTAATGGCGAACATTCATTTTTATTAGCGAATTGTTCTTCGTTTTTTGCACAATTTGGCATATCAATTCCCTGTTTTTTATAATAACAATCAGATTCACGCCCATAATCATTTATAAATGTTTCCCCAGTTTTCTTTTTTTTCTTTGGATTAGATGCATAATTTGGGAATGCTTCGTCTAATGTAGCATACATCATTTTTCTATTATTAATATGGAAAAGAAAAAATAATATTTATAATAGAATGATCGATATTATTTTTCGCTATATTATTATAGGAATATTATCCGCTTATCTTTTAATATACGGTTTAAGACCTGCTATACCATATCCAGAAACTATTATAGATTTATATGAGCATTACTGGATTATTATTGTAATTATATTCATCGATTATTATATTATTATGTGGGATTTACGAATAGGTATTCTAATAGCATTATGTATAATTGGTTTAGTATTTGATATGATGACATTCGGCAATTGATATAAGAAATCATCGCGTTATTTAATTAATGTCTGATAGTAGTAAAGATTTATTATTATCTTCTTTATATACATTTTATAATCATCATCCTAAATATATTGAAACTTTAAAAACAATAATTGACGGCAAACACGAATTATCATTACGTATGATTGATTGGCTGGTAACTCGATATGCTAAATGTAATAATATTATTTATTGGATTAATGAAATAGATGATAATGTTTATTATAATTTACCTGATAATTATAATATTGAAAAATATAGGAAAATTACTCTTTATTTAGATTATAGAGCACAATTAAAATCATTCAAGAAATTTAATTTTGATGCATTTAGACGTCATGAACGTATTTTTTTTAATGACGAAATCGAAACAACTATCGGACAATTGAATTTCTTTAAATGGGCTTTTAATAATAAAATAATCAATTATGCTATTGACAATCAAAAAAAAATTTATGAAAATATGTCTAAATTCTCATATAAAATTAAATTAACAACTAAAGTTTCATTAATCCCTAAACAAGATATTATTAATACTAAATGTTTAGTCGTATTTGATTAATTAGATTGTCCGCTCCCAATTTCGAATGCTACTTTACGAATATCCGGTTCAATAGTTGAAATACCCCACGGACTTACGGCGACCTGTGGATTGGGTGGCTCAGAACGTAATTGTAAATTAGCATTACGTAATGATTGACCAATAGTATTTATGCCAATATGATATCCAGCAGTTAAAAAGTTTTGATCGCGCATATCACCTGAAGTAGCCGGATTTATTTGAGCCCATTTAGAATTAGCACCGTCTTTCGGTAATAAATCACTACTTGTTAATCGATCACGTGAAAAACAAGTATTATTATCAAGTTCATTAGGGTTATAAGTAGTAGAAACAGATGCAAAATTTTCATTATGAGCATCAGAGGATTGAACCGCATATCCCATAGAACCATCGCTGGCTTTTGAAACATCAGCATTAGCATTTGCTATATCCGCTACTGATGTAAAACCATCTATATGTTTATTATGAGATGGTCCTCCTGTTAAAAACGGAGCAGATAAATACGGTGGTAGTTGTTGGGATGATGGAGCATCATTTTCAAATCTTTCTATTTTATCCATCTTACATTTAGAATTGTAAGATACTAATATTAATAATACGAGTAGTAATAATATAGCGATCGAAAAAGAAATAACAATTGAAGAACTATTAGAACTCATTTTAAATACCTATCTATTATATTAATACAGATAAAATTATAATTTTAAAATATATTTTTTCAATTTTGTTATATTTTTTTCCCAAATACTAATATTCGTTTCTTTTCTAATTTCATTTAATAATAATCTTGCTTCTTTTACCGCATTATTATATTCTTCTATTTTGTTTTTAACAATCGTTTCAAAATTGTTAATTTCTAATTCCCAATCATCTTCTATATCGCTTTTATTCCAATCGCCAAAATCATCCATCATATCATCTATTTTTATCGTTTTTATCGACCATTTATTAATAATTGCGTAATCATATATAAATAACCCCAAAAAACTTATTTCCATTATTATATTATAATCCTTCAATTTGATATTATCTCGTATAATTTCTATTGTTTCTTCTATCGATATTTCGTTATCGTTAAAATAACAACAACTCTTATTATTTAATAATACATTTAAATTAGATATATCATCTGTATATGAAAAATTATATAAATTTTCAACATCATTATTATTTATCCATTCCGGATTTTCTAGTAACGTTTTTAATGATAAATTATCCAATTCATTTATCACATCTATCGCGTTTGCATTCTGTTTTATAGGTATATGACATTCTATAACATTACCCATAATATTCTTAACTTTTACATCGCCTAATTCAATCTTAAGAGACTTATTTAAATACGATACATTACATTTATTTTTTTGTTGCGGATTTTTTAGCGAATGTTTCATTCTGTATAATATTAAGTTAATCAATATAATAATAATGACGCAACTAAAAAAAAATAATAAACCGGTCGATTTTATTATTAATTTTATACGTAATGAAGTATTGAACGAAGATATTAGAACTGAAATTATAAAACCTATACTTATATATCTATTGTATTATATAATTCCATTCGTTATTTTAATTATTATATTAAATTTTATAACAACTATTTTGGCGGTATTTTTAGTATTCTATATTAGAAAATAAAATATATTATTTAAATAGATATATATGACTACACGTTCTCGAACATCTTCAAAACGTGGCGGTGTCGCTGATATTAATTATCCTTTTATGCTCAATCCGGTTGTAGCTCAGGCTGCTATGGCTGCTACTCCCAATATTACAGGTGGTCGCCGTACTAAAACCAAAGCCGGTTGCAATTCTTGTGCCTCTAATTCTCTTCGCGGTGGTGCCTCATTACCTGCTGGCGTTGAATTAACCCCCTTCATATCTGCACTTGCTTTACTTGGAGCGCGTATGCTTGCCGATAAAAGCCCGACTCTCAATATGTCCAATATTCTAGGATCAAAAAAACCATCTTCTGTGCGCAAATCTAAATCATTATCAACTTCTCTAGGTGCCTCAGCGTCCAAATCCCGCCCTCGTACTGCTAAATATTAAACATATTTCATATTATTTTTGTATTCGTTTAAATGTATAATAGAACGTGATATTAATTCATCATTTATTTCTGTTTTTTTATTTATGATAAACCAACCGCGAATATACGTATTTTCATCTGTTTCGAATGGTTCTTTATCTATTTTATAAATTTTATCATCGTGTATCATTATTATATAATTCATAATTAATTATTGATTATTAATATTCATTTTTTATTTATATAAGTGAAATTAAATATGATATTATTTTATGTAAATATATTATTAAAAATGGATTTAGATAATTTGAATGTTATTTTTGAAATACCTCATAAAACTGCTAATTTATTATTAGAAACTATCCTTAAAAATAATGATACCAATAATAAAATTATTGTAAGTGATAATTTATATACTGATACTAAAATAAATGAATGGGCTAAAACATTACCAACAACGAAAGGCGGTTCAATATTAATTGAAAAATTAATAAAAACACCAATAAACGATAAAGAATTATTATTAATGAGACAAAAAAATAATTTTGAAGTTATGTCATACCATCTAGAATCATTAAAAAATAATGAGAATGAATTATTATGGATTATGACACTAAAAGAAGAAATAGATGAAGATTTATCAATAAATCTATTATTTCCATCGACATATATGATTAATAATATGAATTATTATAGTATTCTTTTAGATTTTTATCATATATATAAAATTTGTATTGTTCCATTATCAAGTCTCGTATTTCCAATATCGGCTGTTTATATGCCATTCTATTATTTAAATAAATACTTACAAGTTAAAATGCCATTTTTAGATTATCTAAAAATTATTTATCAATTTATTAAAATATTATTTACATTTTCTGGTAATATAAGAAATGATTTAATTAAAATTGTTACTGTTTTTATGTATGTAGCAGTATATATTTATAGTATTTATCAATCATTTTATGTTTCCTATATTATTTATAAAATACGTGAAAAACTATTTAATAAAATTCATGGATTAGTCGATTTTATTAAAACATCAATAACTATAATTAAACAATCCAATAATATTTGGAAATCATTCTTCCTATTTCACCATGAATTAACAGAAGAACAATTAAATAATAGCATAAATAACTTATCAACCTTAAATAATGATATTTCGACCATTTATAAATTATGGAAAAATCAGCAATATAAGGAAGATATTATAAATATTCTAAAAGTTATTTATACAATTGATATTATAAATACTATTACTAAACTTAAGAAAAATAAATATTGGTGTCTTCCAACATTTGACAACACCGACACTAAAATATGGAATATTCATAATCCATTATTACCATCAACGCAAACACCAAATCCGGTTAATTTAAAAAAGAATATTATTATTACTGGTGTGAATGCTGGTGGCAAAACTACATATGTTAAATCAATAACTGCAAATGTTATACTTGCTCAAACATTTGGTATTATAAATGCTATTAAAGGTAATATTTATTTATATGATGCAATTACGACTTTTATGCGCGTAGTTGATATAGTCGGTGATAAATCATATTTTGAAACAGAAACCAGCTATTGCAATAATATGATAAATGTAGCTAATAAATTACATAAAAATAATAAAAGAGGTTTATTTTTAATGGATGAGCCGATGCATTCAACACCACCAATAGAAGGTGTAGCGGTTGCATTCTCGGTTGCCGAATATTTGGGTAAATTAAATGGAATTACTTTAATAATTACTACCCATTTTCATAATCTCATAGAATTAGCTGATTTATATAAATCATCATTCATTAATTTGAACGTTAATGCGACTTATAATACCGATTCTAAAACATATAATTTTAATTATAAGATTAATAAAGGCGGTTCAACCCAAATAATAGCAATCGAACTATTAGAAAAACACAAATTCAATAAAGATATTATTAATAGTGCGATTGAAATGAAAAACAAATTATATAATCAAACTTTAAGAAATGTTCGTATTTAAATTATTCTCTTTTAGCAACATCGTATTTTATATAACCATTTTCATTTTAATATTATTTATTTTATTTTTAGCATATAAATATTTATATCTTGAACAATCCGTTTATCTATTAACGAATAAACTAAATAGAATGGAAATAGAATATAATAATCCATCGACCGTTCAATATAATAATTCTATAAATGAAAGTATTCGTGTTGCCGATAATATAATGAATGAGATATTCACCGATACTTCTAATATATGCGATGAAATTAGTGGATTTTGCGAAATTCCTAAAAAACCTACTGTAGAAATTGTTGAACCTCCCGTAGAAATATTTGATTTAAAGAAAGAAGTAGAAGTAGAATCGGTTGTAAGTGCGAGCGTTGATACAACTTCTAAGAATCTAATGAAATTAAATATTGAAAAACTAAAAACAAAATGCGAAGAACGCGAATTACCGACTGACGGAACGAAAAAACAATTAGTTGAACGTATTATAAATTATGACAATTCAAAAAATGAAGAATTATTAGATGTTGAATAAATATAAAGATATTAATATAAATTTGTAATATGGCTGACAACGAAGAAATAGGACTCGTTAAAATTAATTATAATGTTTTTTTAAATTGTCTCAGATCTCATAATTCGAATGTAATATCTGAAAATATCGTTAATAAAGCAAATGAATTAGTTAATACTTATAATTGTTTTGTTTCCAATTACGATGCTAGAAGTTTATGGGAAAAGAAAAAGATTATTGCATCCAATAAAATTAAAACAACTACCAGACATCATATTATTAATATCGATTTTAGCGATAGTTCGAAATGTAAAAAAGAATTTATTTCTTATTTAAATAAATTAACTGATGTGAATAAATCAGTAATATATGATAAAATTAAATATTATATTTCACAAATTGATGATAATATTATTAACTCGCTATTTGATGTTCTCATAAATTTTATTAAAAATTCTAATAATATTATTTATATCGAAGTATTATTCTTATTTAATGATGCTTATATAGAATCACATATTACGAACTATTATTCAAGTTATTTAGAAAATAAAGAATGGTTACCTCAAGAAATTATAATTCCACATAATGAAATATTCGATGATGAATTTTATGATGTCTATTGCAATTATATTAAATTAAAGAAAAACTGTTTATCTATTTTACGAGCATTATGTATAATTCTTAAAAAAATAAATAAAATTAGCATTATTGAAAATATTATTAATGAAATTATTAAAGATTTAAAAATATATTTAGCTGAAACTAAAAATAATTATAAACATATTATTGAATTATTATTAGAAGAATATACTATTATTCTTGATTATATACCCAAACAAACATATATAAATTATATTACTAATATTGATTTGTCTAATTTGGACGCATCGACAAAATTTAAAATTTCTAATATTACAGAAAAATACATTTAATTTTTTTTATCCTTATATATTTAAATGGTTAGATTTAATAAAAATTTAATAATTAAATATTTAAGTATTATCAAAGAATATGAAGTTTTCAAGAACGACAAATATAAAATTAAAGCTTATGAAAACGTAATTAACAATTTACATATATATCCACATGATATTAAAGATTTAGAAACATTAAAAACTAATAAGTTTGGAATTGGAAAAGGTATATTTGAAAAAATTAAAGAATTATTTGAGACTGGAAAAATAACATATATAAATGAAAATATTAAAAAAGATAAGTTATTTAAATTTAAACAGGAATTAATACAAATTTATGGAATTGGACCGGCTAATATTAATAAAATTATTGAAAATGGAATAACTACCATGCCTCAATTAAAAAAGAATATATCCATTTTGAATGCTAAACAGCAAATAGGATTCAAATATTATAAAGATTTTAAAAAAAAAATACCATTATATGAATTTAAAAAACATATGACTATCTTAGAAAAAGGTTTATCCAATTTAACTTATGAATTCGTTGGATCTTATCGTAGAGGCAAAAAACTTATGGGCGATATCGATATTATTATTATGAAAAATCCTAATTTTGATTTAAAGACTTATATTAAATCCCTTATTGGATATGTTGTCGAAACTTTAGCTCTTGGTTCAAATAAATTTATGGGTGTTGTTAAATTGCCTAATGAGAAAATAGCACGACGTATTGATATATTAATTGCACCTAAAGACGAATATTATTTCTCATTATTATATTTCACAGGTTCACAATTATTTAATATCGGTATGCGTCATTATGTTAAACAGACATTTAATATTTCTTTGAGCGAACATGGGTTTGATAGAAAAGTTAAAAGTAATATACATAGCGAACAAGATATATTCAAATTTCTAAAATTAAAATATGTAAAACCTAATAAAAGAACTTTATTTATTATATAAAAATAATATTTTAGTTAATTAGAATAAAACATTACTTATGGCGAATTTTGGTATATCATACATAACTAAAATATTATATTCAGTTATAACTATAATTCTATTAATTGTAATTTATAGTTATATCGTAAGTCTTGAGAATAAAGGCTGTAAATGTGCTATGACCCAAAATATAAATTTTATTAAAGGATTTACCATATTTTCCATAATATATCTATTATTCACCGGTTTAGTATCTGATAAAGTTATTTATGATAATTTTGGCGGCAGTATTGTCGCCCTCAATAAATTCATAGATCTAATATTTGTTCTAGTATTTATTTATTATTTATATGAAGTCTTTAGATATACTCGTTATTTAGTTAATGAAAAATGCAAATGTTCTACTGATATGCGTCGCGAAATAATCATGATAGGTTCAGTAATTGAAATGATTTTAATATTTATTATATTTGCTCTTCAAATTATAATATTTACCGTTTTATCTGTAATGTTTAATTTAATAAAATCAGTTGAAGATGGTGCTGGCGATCTTAAAGGTGCAATTCGCGATCCAATAGGTTCATTCTCTAAAATTCCATCAAAATTAAGCTCAAGCGTTAATGATATTAAAACAGGTGTTAATAAAATTACAAAACAAATAGGAAGAGTTAATAATATACCTCGTTAAATATTCAAAGTTCTGTTATTTGCTTTTTTACCCCTCGTTGATGATTTTAAAATCTTAACATCGGTTGCATCCTCTATTATTGAAGTAATTTCTTCATCGCTTATAGATAATGTTTCAATTCTATTATCATCATCCTGATGTATTGAAATTTTATTATGAACATTATTTATAATATTATTTATATCATTTTCAGGTTTGCTAGGTTTCATAGTCGGCATCTCTTGAAATGGACTACTATTATTCAATCCGCTGAATAAATTATTTACCATTCCAAATAATCCAGACGAATTGCCAAATAAACTATTTACACCACTTTCGACCGGTTTAGCAGCTGGTGTAGCTGCTTTTGGTTGTGATGAACCAATATTATTATATATAAATTGTTTCGCTGCTGCATTTTGAAACTGTTTCATTAATTCCGGATTTGCTTTTAATACCTCTTCTACACCTGGAATAGAACTTTCCTTAAACATTTTAGAAGTTAAATGAAACATAAAAGCACTACCAGATAAACTAACAAATAATCTTAATTCTGGCGGCATAGATTTTCCTTTTGATTTATATTTATCGTGTAATTCTTCAAATATATCATCAAAATCATTTATATTTTCATGCACTTGCTCAGACCATCCATCTAATTTAATTGCAAACGGGTCATATCGAGTATTTAAATACTCTGTGCCCGTAACAAATGCCATTAACATCTTTCTCTGAAATCTCACACTCGCATCAATATCTTTATCTCTAATTATTCGATTATACTCGTGTCTCATTTCTTCAATATTTGATTGCATAGTTAAATTACTAGGTATTTTATAACCCTTTAATTGTAATCGATTTAATTGATATAATATTTCTTTTTTCTCATTTAATTCATTTTTATAAGGATTTAATTTTGTACTCGATTTTTCTTCATCACCATCTTCTTCATCGTCCTCTTCTTCTTCGTCATCTTCTTCCTCTTCTTCGCTTTCTTCTTCTTCCTCTTCTTCGTCGTCATCATCGCCATTACTACTTTTATTGTCATCTTCCTCAGCCATATATAAAATCTTTTTATTTGGATTTACTAATTTCTTCGACTGATATGATGGTGGTGGCGGTTGTTGCTTCTTTTTTGGTGAACTAGATGACGACGATGACATCGATGACATGGACGACAGAGATGCTATATCTGCGCTTATCTTCGTTTTGTTAAATAATAAATTAGTATCATTTAATTGCTGTTTATTTGGAAAATCTATATAATCATTCATTTATTACTTTACTTATTAAAAAATAGATATGTTTATATCTCTTAAATAAACGAAACATTAATAATTAAATATTCGCTTTAATATATCAGGTGTATAATAATCCACTATATTATCATATTTAAATTCAGAAATAATAATTTTATCAACTTTTGAAGCTTCTATTTTAGGTGTTGATTTTTTATCAACTACAGGACAATTCTTATGTTTATTTAAATAATCCAATCCAGATATATAATAATTATTATATGCCAATAATCTATCATATTCATTAAACGGAAATAAACTTTTATAATATACAAAATTATATAAATTCATATTAATTGTTCCGTTTTTATTAATAATTATTGGCGTAGATCCTAGTGTGATTTTATATTTATTTATATTAGTATATTCATATATTTTCTTATTTACTAATAATCCAATCTTATCGTCCGTATAATACATACCAATAGTTATATATTCATTATCTTCTATAAATGATTTATCAATATCTTCAATTAATCCCTTATATATATTATTACCAATTGTTAAATGAACACTATAATTTAATTTTTCAGTTATTATTAAATTTATATGTATAATGGATGGTGAATAAGTAGGTATTATAGTATCTGTAGTAATCGTATTACCGGTCATTTCAAATAAAATATTATTTTTAGTATTACAACCATTTATTTTAGCGGTAATAAACATCGTAAATATTTTAACTTCATATGTTTCATTATTATTAGCAAAATTATAACAACTTGGCCCGGTTAATTCATTTATATTAGCACCTTTTGCACCATTTTTATTTGCACTATTTTCAAATGATATTATTTTTTTAAAATTAAAATAATTATTATAATTAAAATTAACAGTATCGCTAGAATCAATATCATACCATCTCCCATCGGCTTGTGAAATTTTATCTACATTCTCAAATGTATTTATACATATAAATTTATGTCCTTTATACGGTAATATTGAATTATCTATTTCATTTGGATCATTACCATTATCATCTTTAATGATTTTTTCTTTATTATGAAAACCTTCTAAATATTTAGTGGGAATTGTGAAATTTTCATTTAATTTATAATATGATAATATAACTAACATAATAAACAACCCAATAAAAAAACTAAAAATTTTGACTAAATATAAATTCATTTCCTTAAAATTATATAAGAATTATTTTAATAATTAAAATATTATCCTATTGAAAATGCTAAAAACTGATGAAACTAATAGTATCTGCTCTGACGATGATACCAAGGAAAGTGTCATTATTAAAGAAAAGGATGATGAGGAAGAAGAAGATGACGATGAAGAAGAAGATGACGATGAAGAAGAAGCTGATGAAGATGATGACGACGATGACGATGATGAAGAGTTTGATGCTACAATTATCCAATTTGAAATGCTAAAGAATTTCTTCGTAGATAAAGAAGGTAATAATATTGCAACACATCTTAATTCAATCTCACATGAACTGCGAAAACTAAATAAGATTGCTGTAAAACTATTAGAAAAATAAATTATGCTATATTATATAAAACTTTAGCTGTTGAATAATCTCTCATTACATTCTCAGCGGTTCCTATTGGTAATATCAATTCTTTTAATCCATAGAAATTCGGATTACCTCTTACGCGATCGCGTAAAGTTTTTAAAGGACAATTGTCTTTTAATTCAATAATTATTTTTATCGAGTCTAATTTAATTATGACAGGTGATTTAATCTTTGTATATCCATCAGGGGTATAATAACTATTTGGATATGTAAATACAGTATCTATAATACCAGTATTAGGTATTATAAAGAAATTAGGCGTATTTTCGAATGCTATAGTTTCACATGGAAACGGCAATCCTTTTCCAGAATATGATGTTATTTTATCCATAGGATTTGGTGCAATTACAGCCATATTAGTATAATTATTGGGATTTTTTATAAACCCATTAATTTTTAATTGTTTATTATTAATGTTTGTAATATTTATATTCGCATATTCACTATCAAATGTTTCATTCATTATAATTCTATTATATTAATTTAAAATAATTTATATGTCCCTAATCCATTTGGATTAACTAAACTTTTATAACAACTTACACCATCGCACACTACAGCATATTTATCATCCATTTCTTTATTTTTAAGATTAATTAATTCAGAACAATTACCACATGGACTAATATTATTAATAGCTTTTTGTCGCTCCTCTTCCACTATTTTATCATAATTTTGTTGTAAATATAATCGCATTTCATAACTGGATTTAATCATATTATTTTCAGCTAATTTAGCATTTAATGAATTATTAAAACTACATCTAGTTTCATAATTAGTAAATGCGCGACCGTCTGACATTCTTAATGGACATTTTCGATTAGGATAATCTGTAGAACAGCAACTCATTATATTCTATTGATTATAAATATAAAAAAATAAATATCTAAAATTCATGTTCATAACATAAATTATGTATATATAATTCGTTATGTCGCCCTACTCTCTGTGCCCGTCCAATAGCCTGTTGTTTTTCTATACCCATATTATGAAATATTATAACATCTGTTGCATAACTAATATCAATACCACTTCCAGCATATTGAGTATTTAATAATATTATATTTATTTCTCCCGATTTGAATTTATCCAAAATATTCATCATATGCGAAGTAGTCCCTTTCAGTAATTCATAATTATTATTATTCTTTCGTAATTCTATTTTAATTTTCTCAAAACTATTTTCATTTTTACTAAATATTAAAAATCTTCCATTCGGTTTATCATTTATAATCTGTAATAAAGTTTCTTCTTTACTTAAAACATTTTCAATAGTCGCATTATTTTTATTATTTTCATCAACTATTGCTATTAATTTATCCGTACTTGTAATATTCGTTCGACAATTTGGACAATTTTTATTAGTATTTATCCATTTCATTAAACATTTACCACAGAATATATGCGTACATTCCAACATTATAGGATTTGATATTAAATCCATACAAATAGCACATGATTTAGATGATATATAACTAATTCGCTCTGTTAAATTATTTATTTTTTCTTTTTGTAATTCAATTTCATTATTTATATTCTTCAATCGTATTGCTTTACTTTCGCTATTAATATCCAACGTAGTTATATAATCTCGTTCGGTTTCTTTATTAAATAAATCACGTTTTAATTCTTTTGAAACTAATTCAATTATATCATCTTCTGTTTCATTTTTACCACCCAATTCCCTAATAGCACCCGGAATATCATTTGCATTTATTTTTTCTAAAATAGAATCAGTTATAAAATTCTTTATAATATTAATATTTTGTGATAATTTACATAAATAATATTTTTCTATTGGTTCTGGTATTAGAAAACTATTCTTAATAAATTTAGGATTATTCTTAATTAACATTAAATTAATAAATTCGTCATTCAATAATTCTTTTATAGTATTCGAATATATTATAGAATTATTAGAATTATATACCTTTTTTAATAAATCTTCATAAGTTCCCGAGATTAACCATAAATAATAATATTTAATATTAGGAATTTTATTAATAATATCGTGTGCTTCATCTATAATAATACGTTTCCAACTATTTATTAAATTATAATTTCCATCTTCATAATAATAATCAAATAAAACTCTTAACGTCGTATTTTTTATTAATACTAAATCATAACTATTAAAAAAATTAATAATATCTTGTTTATTACTATTATATTTTGGTATATTCTTTTTTATAAAATTTAAATTATCAATAGCTAATACTTTTAGATTCGTCTGTTTATTAATCATTTCTACCCACTGCACATAAACAGGACCTCTGGGAACTATAACTAATGTTGTATTAAATATAATATTTTCAGGTATTATTAAATTGTTTTGCGAAGATATATTCAAATAACTATAATTTTTATAATTATTAAATGTTTTTGTATAAATATTATTGATATATATATTTTTTACATCATTTGTAGCTATTAATGCTAATGCAATTAAGGTTTTACCATATCCAACAATATCCCCAAATATACCAACATTTGTTGATATTTGTATAAAATTGTCAATATTATTAAATTGGGTGTAATTACTGTATAACATAGTCATTATAGATATGAATCTTTCTCGACTCGAAATATTATATCGAATACTTCCGTTTATTTCCATATCTAATGCTTTATATAAGGCTGTTAATTGATGTGGTTTTAATTTTGTTTTTATTCTATCATTTTGCAGAGCAAATTTATTAGTTTCATTTAATTCTATATCATAATAATTAACTTCTATTGACATTTATTATATTAAATTAAAAATATATAAGAGATATAATCCTAAAATTATATATAATAAGAATGGAAGCTAAAAAGGAAAGTGTGACATATGAGATCACAGACAATAGCAGCGGTGATGTTAAAACAGTCGCAGAAACAGCTGATGTAAAAAAGAAAATTATATTTGCTCTTCCAGGTGATAATTTTTCTTCAAAATTCCTATTATCATGGACTGCAACCATTAATGCCCTATGGGAATCTAAAAAATATGATATTGTCGTTAGCTCCGGTGTTAGTTCATTTGTAACATTCGCACGTATGCAAACTCTAGGTCTTGATGTTCGTCGAGGCTTTAATCAAAAACCATTCGATAATATGGAATTCGATGTATGGATTACTATCGATAGTGATATTATCTTTACTCCTCAACAAGTAATTGATCTAATCGATTCAACTGACCAACATCCGGTTGTTAGTGGAATGTATCGTATGAGTAATCTAACTTCATATACTATTGTTAAAGATTGGGATACTGATTATTTTGCTAAAAATGGAACATTCCAATTTCTAACTCCTGAAGATGTTACTAAATGGAAGGATGAAACTTCTCTTAAATATCTACCAGTCCATTATACTGGTATGGGTTTTTTTGCAGTAACAAGAGATGTACTACGAAAAATGACATATCCATATTTTAATGCCGATGTTCAAGAGATTATAACCGATGATGGAAAGATTATTCGTGATATTTGTTCAGAAGATGTTGCATTCTGTAAAAATATTCATAAACTCGGTATTCCTATTGTTATTAATACCGATATTCGAGTTGGACATAATAAATTAATTGTTATATAAATATAAATATGGATTTATATTATTTATTTCTATTTGTATTCTTATTAGCAGTAGGTTATTATTCTATTAAATATTTATTCTTCATTTTCATAGGAATGATAATTGCATTTTATATATCTTATAAATATTTATTTCCAATATATTCATCTGTTAATAAAATTACTTATTAAATTTATTTTTATACATTCTCCTACCTCCATTCATTCGTGGAGGTAATGATGATGGTATTGTTGTTATAGGAATCGATGAGGAATTGCTATATGTAAATGTATTATTTGTATTCGCATTATTAATAGGTATTGGGAATTGCTGGGGTGGGATTACATTAGGTACTGTCGGTGCTACGGGTACAACTACTTCTGGTTTATTGCTACTACGCGTAAATAAATATATAATTATTAATAATATAAATATTGCAATTATTACAGATAATCCTATAAAAAATATTTTTTTATATAATGGTTGTCTAACTTCTTCATCATATTTAGCAGCTTCTCGTTTGGTTATTAATTCATATTCTGTTTTTTCTAGCTTTTCTTCTTTCTTTTTTTTTAGTAATTCTACTGCTGCATCCATAGCATCTCTAATTTTGGTATAATCAATATTATTATCATCATGAGGCATTATTTAACTTAATCTAATAAATTATATGAAAAAAAATATTAAAATTAATAAATAGATATGAATTTATATAAAAAAATTATCGTTTATAATTGGATTAATTATAATAAATTCAATACTCATGAAGTATATGTATACAAAGATGATAATGTTGAAAATGCCGTCGCTAAGATTGCTAAAACTTTAAATAGTGGTAGATTTTATGCTTGGTTGCAAAAATCAAATAAATCCGTATTATTTAAAATTAAATCGATAAAATGGGACGGTTATTCTCCTAATCCTATATTATCTACCAATAGAAATAGTGTACAATTAAAAGAACCCATTATTTATGATTATAATATAGGATTATTTCCATATAATTATATTAATATCATATTTGAAGAAGATTTTCCAGATTTAGAGAATAATCCTTATTATTTTACTGATAAATCATTTCCATCGCTTGCCGAACTTAAGAAAAAAGAATCAATATTAAATCAATTAGAAAAAATAGATACTAAACCTATAATTGATAATACCATTAATATTCATAGATATGAATTAAAAAGTAAATTAAATAAACCATATACACTCGCTGACATATTCGATTTATTAAATACATCTCCTGTTATAGATTTAGTGCAGTGGGTTAATGATACTTATAAAATCATTTATAAATTACATAAAATTAATAAACTTTCTAAAGATAAATTATTAAATTGGTCTGACACTAAGAAAATATCTATAATTAATTGTATTAATTGTTATTCTATACTTAATAGCGGTACATATGCTAAATTAACCATTAACCAAGATATGAATATATCATTAAGTTATAATATTAATTTAAGGAAAAATATAAATTGGAAAGAAATTTATGAAAGTATTGATGCAATTTCTAAATATTTAAATTTTCATTTAAAACAAAAAATAATTTTTAATGAATTGAGCATTAAAGCTAATTTTATTATTGAAATTGAGAATGTTTCTATGATGAGTTTAAAAAAGAAAATTAGTGAATTTGTTGATATCTTTGATATTATGAAATCAAATAGAGATACTATTAATTTAATTTATAAACGTTCATCTAATTATGATAAAAAAGGTTTTGATGCTCTTGCTTATATTAAAAATTGTTTATATTTAGGCATAGAAGATGATGATATTATTAATCAATTAGTTATATTAAATGATATGACCGTTGACGAAGCTAAAGTTTTATTAAAACAAGAAAAAGAATTTATATATGAAATGGAAATTGATAATCTTAAACAACAAGAAACCATTAATAAAACAAATACATTAGTTATTATTGAATCATATAAGAATGGGTTTTTTGTAAATATTTTAAATATTCCAAATAAAAGTGAATTAGATAATTTAATTTATTGGATGTCTAAAATCGTTTCATCGTCCACCCAAAAAATAACAAAAAAGAAAGCAGAACCAACTAAACAACCACCGCCACCTCCTAAAAAATCATCTTCATCTAATTCATCTGTTAACGATGATGATGATTTAGGTAAATTGAGTTATAATACATCAAGTGATGAGGGTAATAGTAATAAATCATCTTTTAAAAGTGATAGAAGCGAAGGAGGTGCTGCACTCGGTAAAGAAAAACACAGCTATTTTATAAATTTATTAACAAAAGCTGATAAAGATTTATTCGCCAATAATTACGCTCGAAATAAATGTCAGGCTGTTAATCAACCTGTCGTATTTTCAAAAGAATATAAAGAAACTTTACAAAAAAATGGTACGTATCATTTTGATAATGATTTAGTTTATGGAAGTAAAGAAAATATTAAAAATGTATATGCTTGTCCTCGTTTATGGTGTCCAATTTCAAAAGTTCCCTTAGATGTTGATAATGGCAAAACAACTTGTCCAATCGAAGATGAAGAACCGATGCAAATGTATTTTGATAATGACCCAAATAAAAAAAGATATGTTAAATTAATTAAACCTGATGAAAATAATATTTGTGCTCCATGTTGTTTCAAAAAACCACCTAAAGATGATGAATTAAATAAATGCAAATATTATAATAATGAACCTGTAAAAGAAGAAGAACCTATCGCCGATAAAGATGAAAATTATTTAATGAATACATCTCCAGTACGTATTGGACGATTTGGAATAATTCCACAAAATCTACATGAACTATTTTTTCCAGATGTTAAATATTCGGTATGTTCAAAATTACTAACTAAAAATGATAAATGTTTTGTTAGAAAAGGTATATCTCATAAAACTTCAAAAAAAATTAAAAATATTCATAATGATAGTATAATTCATTCAATCGCTCATGGCTTAAATTTTAAGAATAAAGAAATGTTTATTTCTGACATTAATAAAAAATTAGATCTATACACCTATATGAGTTTAGAAAATGGGAATGTGTGCAAAGCTTTTATGGATAAATTACCAATCATTCCAACCGACAATAAACAACTTATTGAAGATTTAAAAAATCATATTAAAAAATTTAATTTAATTTCAAAAATACCAAATGACAATAATTATAAACTTTCGAGATTATTAGGTATATTCAAAAGTTATAAAAAATTTATGTTATATTTAAGTTCAAATGATTATCCAATCACTAAATCACCATATTATTTATATTCATTAATTAGCATCATTTATAACGTTCTTATTGTTATATGGGATAAACAACCAACCGAGACATCTATCATTTGCCCTTATTATACCAGTTATGAAGATTTGATTGGTTCCATGGAACTTAATCCATTATTATTAATGATTATTAGAGATAAAAATTATTATGAACCAATAGAATTAAAAAGTAAAGGCACCGATGGTCAAAAATTAATACATCTAAATGATTACAAACATCTAAAAACTCTATTTAAGGAATGTAGCGTTTCTAAAGAAATTTATAGTGAAAATAATTCAATATATAATAATTTATATTCATTAAATACATGGATAAATACGGATCATCTTAAAATGTCTAAAAAATTTTCATTACATACAATAATTATTAATAATGATTTGTCAATAACTCATTTTTTAACTAAAGATAATTTCTTAATTATTATTGATAAAATTAGTATAAGTTTTTTACCTCGTATTATTATTAATTTAGGTATTGCTAATATAGTATTTTATGATGATATTATTGGAAATGTTTATGAACCTATATCAGTCCTCAAAAGTGATTATGAACTATTTAAAAATAAATGCGAAGAATTAAATATTCGATTTGATTTTGGAACTCTTGATAAATCTTTAACAACTCCAAAAGAATTTTATTATAAATTAACTATACAAAAAATACCATTAACAAATGATATAATTCATTCAAGAATTATTGACGATTTATATAAATATCAATTTAAAAATTATAAAATTAATAAAAAATGGTTCCAATTACAATTAATGATTTATTCGAAAATTATTAATTTACCAGATGATCAATTCAATCTTTTATTATCTTTACCTCGAATGAATCGAATTAAAGAATTATATAAAGAACTAAAATTAACAACTATACCAGAAAAAAGCAAAATACAAATAATATTAGAAGAAATACCTTTTATTTCTAAAAATCATATTAAACGATTTTTAAATGATTTTATTGTTTATAATAAATATGATTTTCTCAATCCTCTAATTAAAGAAAGTAAAACACAATTTACCTTTTCTCAAATAGCACTCAATAATAATATTCCTCAGCAACTATTAATTTATCATCAAGCAACACCTGCTAATAATTTTAATACAATTTCATATCAATCGAAAGATTATATTTATAATGAAGTTAAAGAAGAAGAAGAACTACCATTACCAGAACTATTTAAGGGAACACCAGAGCAATTAAATAGTAAATGGACTATGCATAAAAAATCTAAATGGAGTAATATGATTTATATTAAAAATACTAATTATGATATAAATTATATTAAAAACTTTTATTTATGGTTAGCAGCTATTTTAGATATTAAAACTTCATATGATGATCTCAAAACAACTGCTATTAATGATATGACAGCTATATTTAGCATAAAATTAAATAATCCAGATAAAATTGAAATGCATAAATATTTATTAAAAGAATTATTTGATGATCCTCAAATATCTGCAAATATTAATAAAGAGATTGGTAAAAATTATATCAATTTTAATATTTTTTGGGAAAAGTTTTATATTAAAGAAGTATTACCTGACGATGATATACGAAAACAATTTATATTTAATATTATTCATAAATATGGAGATTTATTCCCGAATGATTATTTTATTCTTGCTATGTCAAAAATTCTTAATATTAATATCATAACTATTCATCGCAGTAAATACGGTGCTAATAAAAAAATACAAGTTGTTAGAGGTGATATCGAAGATTTATTATTATCATCAACATTTTATAAATCACCTAATAATTATGAAAATAGACCAGTTATCATTTTATATAAATATGATGATGATAAAAAAATAATTTATAATTTAATTGTTGATAAAAATTCAAATATGGATTTATCATCCATTTATATTAAATTAAATGATATTCCTCTTGCCATTAAATATCTAATTAATGAACATTTAAAAATATAATTATATTATTAGATATGACCACATCATTAGCTGAAATTGATATTCGATCTATTAATAAAAATAAAGAAATTATTGAAATGCGCATAATTAATAAAAATATCGATATATCATCGATGTCTGCAATTGAATTAATAACATTTATAATGGAAGAAATCGAATTAATTAAAGATATTGAAGGTAAAACAAAAAAAGATTTAGTAATATCAATATTATATGATATATCAACATCAAAAGATAATATTTTTATTAAAGCTAATAATGATGAAATAATTAAAAATATAAATCATATGATGGAAAATAGAATTATTGGTGAAATTATAGATACTATGATTTGCTGTGCCAAAGGTTTAGTTAAAATAAATAAAAGTGTTAAACAAATGAAAGCTTGTTGTATTCCATTATTCTCTAAATAAATTTGTTTAATCTTTTTCTATTAATCATAAAAAAATGATTTGATTTATATTTATAATCATTAAAATGATCAAGCATTTTCCTATGAATAAGAATAATATTCTTCAATTATTTAGTAATGAAGAATATATTGAAATTTCAATAGTTGAAATGCCGTACAAAGAGTATTTGGTCGAATTAAATACATATGGTAAAACTATGTCAGTTATTACCGATGATTGGGAGGTATTGTTAGAAATGTTCTAACAAAAACAAAAATGATATAAATGTCAAATACTTATTTTTGGCATTTGTTTAAATAATTTTAATATCTGGATTACTTATTTTATAACATTCATTTTTATCTTTTAATTGTATATTGAATTTTAAGTTTTCTTCAAGACAGTCATCATTATCTTCATCATCATCCTCTTCAATATCATCCAAATTATATTTATTCTCTTTTACCTGTTTAACATCTTTTAATAATTCCATTAAATGTTCTTCATCTAAAATAATGTCGAAATTACCAGAACCACAATTTGGAACTTTACCCAACATTACTTGAGGTGATACACCACTTGTATTATCATATTCAGAGAATATACTAGCATTAATTAACATATCAACACTCTCCTCGAATGATGATTTACTTAATGCACTACTAGCATTTCTATTAATTCCATGACGATCAATAGACATTAAATTACCTCTAAATGTCATAGTATCAATTAATAATGATAAATGGCGATAATTCATAGAACCCTCACCAGTCACATTAACTAATTCATTATATAATGCATTTCTTGCTGCTTCTACTCCCAATACATCGTAAATTTCACGAATATCATTAGAAATAGTTCGAGTCGCGTCAATATTAGGATTTGATAATATTTCAATTAAATTAGTTCCATCAGTATCTAATACCCATTCAACTACTTTATCGAAAGTTTCTTCTGTTGGATTGTAAATATCATATTTCTTTTTATTTAAAGAAACCTTGTTAATTCCCTTAATTCCTTTTAATAATACTTGATATACGATATTATGCTCCATGGCTTTTAATGCAGCTACTTCATCCTTATTTTCAATATCTTTTAATGCATAATCAGTTAATCTAATTCTAAATATACATTCATCGGCATTATCATCACTATATACACAATCAATATATTTATTATATGCTTTATTTAATTTTGTATAAATATCAATCATACGCAGACCGAATGCATTCATTTTTTCTTTATTAAATTTCATACGTAATACCCATGGTGAATCACTATGACATTTATTAATACTATCATCTAATGCTGCAAATTTCTTATAAATATCTAATATTCCTTTATCTTCTTCGATTGTTGTATCTAATTTTCCACTATCCCAATAAATCTCACTATACTCTAAAATATTTGATAATGTTGTAATTTCAATTGAGTTTTTAATATTCATAGCAACGCTCTTTGTTTGTTCAATTCTGTCATCAATATAATCAATACCATTTTCAGCAATTTTAGGATTTTTAACAGATGCTACATCTGGTTTCATATATATAATTAATGTTGGCGTTTTAGTCTTTTTGGTAGCACTAAGAATTTCTTTCAATCGAGGAACACCACTAGTAGCCTTCACAGCCGCTGCTGTTCCAGATACGTGGAATGAATCTAATGTCATTTGTGTTCCCATTTCTCCAATAGTTTGAGCTGCAATAATTCCAACCATTTCACTTGGTTGTGCGATTGCTTCTTTGAAATACTCATATATCTGAGATACTACCCAATCAAACATAGATTTATTAAAATGCTGTTCAATAATTAATTTTTTTGGTGATAAATAAACTCTTAATAATATATGAAAATATATCATACCTTGTTCAGTATCTTTGATATATAATTCAGTCATCATTTCATCAATCTTGTCAAATATATAATCAGGTGTCAAATCACTTAAAGTAGCTTTAATATCACTTGATTCACGTCTTTTAATACAATTTTTAATAATTCTATGAAATGGAATCGGATAATTAACAATACTATTTTTTCTGTTCTTATTTACTTTTGTAATTAAGAAATTCTTATCAGCAATCAAATCATTAAAATGTTCCTTACATCTTGTATATGTATTTTCATTAATCGTTTTAAATGCATCAGATGTTAAATATAATTTTAGATTGTCAATCGGTGTTAGATTGTATTTTGCCTCAATATCCATGAATTTTAATTCAATTGTTGGTATAATTTGCGTTTCAATCTTGCAACCATCCATACCATCTTCTCCATATATAAATTGAATAATTGAACCATTCGCATTTCTAACTGTATTATCATAATTAATTTTAGCATCTTCCATAGCTTTCACTAATCGACGTTGAATATATCCAGTTTCACTAGTATTAACACAGTGTATACCGTTAGCAGTCGAGAAATTACCAGTTTCAGGAACAGAAACATCATAAACTTTCTTATATTTATGTTTAAATTCAATCTCAAGAATCTCTTCAATCAAAATAATTTCATCTAATATAACATCATTACTAATTTCATTATTACTATCATTTTCAATTACATCTGATAATTCTAATAATTCAGTAAGTTTATTAAAATTATGAAGTTCTTTTCCAATTAATTTAATTGAATATTTATCATTTTGTTCAATAATACCTGTAATTCCAATTCTTGCTAATAATATTACTAATTCATTCATTAATTCTAATGATTTTGTTTCAGTAATCAATACATCATTTAAATATCTACTATTATATTCATAATATCCTTTTAATAGTCCAATAATAAATTCATTAGTAGCTAGAAATGCATATTTTGGAATTTTATTAATATAAATTGCTATTTCTTTTCCAATTTTATAACCATCATCTAAATTTAAAATATCATTTGTTATTTTAATTTCTGGTAAATTCATAGTTACAGGTAATTTATCCCCAATTTTTACATTTGGTGTATCTCTCTTAACAAATTGTTTGCTTAATTCATCCCATACCATTAATGATTTTGATTTTGTAACTGTAATTTTTCTACCTGATTTTGTTTTAACATTATATAAAATTTCTCCAGGATCATGTCTGCTAACATTTGTAATTCTTCCCCAAATAATATTACCAACATTATCACATGAAGGAATATAAATATCATCATCGTGAATACCTAACATTTCCATATTCATATCTTCGGGTCCAAATAATTCAACAAATTCTTTATTGGCATCATCATCGATTTTATTATCGATCCAACTTCCAATTTTAGCAAACTTAATTTTTCCATTTTCAATAATAATAATATCAGTATCTCCTGTTACAGATTTAACAGCTGTATCAATTAAACCCTCGCGCCCACCCATAGCATGAAAGAATACTTCCTGTGGTGATAATCCACTAATAAAACTATTTTCGACGAATCCACGAGCTTCTGGACCATCATCATATTTAGTATAATGAGGTAATGTTCTATCGGTGAAACCATATGCAATTCGTTTCCCATCTACATTCTGTTGCCCAACACATGCCATGATTTGTGCAATATTAGTTTCTTTACCTTTTGAACCAGATTTCACCATATTAAACATTCTATTCGTTTTTTCATCAATTTTAGCTAAACTGATTTTAGCAACTTCATTAGTAGTTTGATTTAGAATACCAATCAATTCTCTTTCTAAAAATTCTTCATTCGAAAATATAGAATTATTTTCTAAATCACCTTTTCGCATTTCTTCCAATTTCTTATAAGCACTTGCTTTCATTTCCTTGATTTTATTATTTAATTCTTTATCTGTGCTTTCAATAGTTACTAAATCACTAATACCAATACTAAAGCCAGAAGTTAATAACCAACGACAAATTAATCTCTGAGTGTTATCTAAGAATTTTTTAATTTCAACAGGTCCATAATCATGATAAATAACAGGAATTAATCCATTTGTAATATTGTGAAATACTGATTTATCTAATGTACCTGAAATTAATTTACTATTATTAATAACAACTTTTTCACCAGCCTTATTTGTCATTTCAATAAATAATGATGGTGGCATAATTTCAGAAAATAAATCTTTTCCTGTATATGTAAAATTTTTTGATGGTTTTTCTAATTTTCCTTTGAAATAACTATTAATCATTTGTAAATTTGCCATTTGTTTATCAGCAACTGTAATATAATCTTTAGTAGCTCGAAATGATCCAACTAGTGTATCTTGAACTACTTCAATACTCGGTTTACCATCTCTGGGTGCTAATATTAAATATGGAACCGCTGCTAAATCCTTTAATTCACTCATCGTTTGAATGTTTTGGGGACAGTGCAAATTCATTTCATCTCCATCAAAATCTGCATTATATGGAGGTGTATCCAATACATTCAATCTAAATGTCTGATATGGCATAATAATAACTTTATGACACATCATACTCATCTTATGTAATGATGGTTGTCGATTAAATAATACATAATCACCATCTCTCAAATGACGATGAACCACATCGCCATAATTAAGTTCATTTGCAATTTTTATTAAATCTGCATATTTTAAATTAATAGGTCCCAATTCATTTGCTTTCTTAACATATTTAGCACCAGGCCATTTATTTGAACCATTCAAAATTAATTTACGCATTTCTTCAATATTATACTCATTCACAATCTCCTGAAATGTAATATTTAATGCTACTCGAATAGGAACACCCAATTCATCAATACTAATATATGGATCTGGTGTAATAACTGAACGAGCTGATTGATCAACGCGCTTACCATTCAAATTACCACGAATACGTCCTTCCTTCTTCTTCATTCTATCACATACAGAACGAAGACGGCGACCATTTCTCTGTTGCGATGGTGCTAATCCTGGAATTTGATTATCAATAAATGTGAATACGTGATATTGTAAAACCATAGTAATTAATTTAATAGTTTCTTCACTTGCACCCTTATTGATCTTATCAATAATATTATTATTTGTTTTAATAATATCACTTAATTTATGAGTTAAATCATCTTCTCTGCGTTGTCCATTTTCTTCAATAATACTTGGACGAACCGCAGGAGGTGGTACAGGTAAAACAGTACAAATCATCCATTCTGGTCTATTCCATTTTGGATTAAATCCCATCAATTCCATTTCTTCGTCTGTAATTCTCTTAAAAATTCTTAAAACATCTTCCGCTGTAAATTCTTGCTGTACTGATGTTTCCTTTGATTTATCTTTCCATTCTGCTACTATTTTCATAGAAGCTTCTTTATTATATCTGTCTGGTTGTTTGCAACCACAACCAATATGCTTATCATCTCCGCAAACTTTAATTTTAGTAGTTGTATTACATAACTTAAAATATGCCTCCCAACGTTTTTGATTATTCTTAATTGCTAATATACGATTCATTTCATTCTTTAATTCTTCAATAGTCGTATGTTGCGAAATTAACATACGCGAACATCTATAACATACACATTTCAATATTTTTTTTACTATGTCGAAAAACATCGCATGAAATACTGGTTTTGCTAATTCTATATGACCGAAATGACCAGGGCAGAATACATTTTTTTGCTCACATGTAGTGCAAATTTTATTATGTTCTAATACTCCCATGCGTGGATCAAATAATCCACCCACAACAGGATCACTACCAGTATAAGTATCAGTTTTAGTAATTTTAACGACAGAACGCTTGATGATTTCATCAGGTCCTAATACGCTAAATTGTATGCCTTTAACTTCTTCAATAATGACTTTTTGACTATTATATGACAATTCATTATATATCGACATATCTATTTATTATATAAGTTAATTTTAAATATAATCATTTTTTATTTTAATAAATTTGATAAATTCGTATAATATTTTTGTTTAATATCATTATAATTTGTTATAATTCCTTCATCATATAATAACTTTTTTGAAAATAAATTATAATTATTATTTTCATTAAAAATTACATATATTATTAAATATATTAACAATAAAATCATTAATGTTTTTGTAATATCTCTTACAGGAACATATATCAATCCAAATAAAATTATTGCCTGTATTCCCTTATTTTTTAATACTTTCTTTTGAAAGTCTGTTAATTCTAAATCCAAATGTCGTGCCCCAATTTGCATAAATATTACAGATGCTATTAATATTGGATCAAATGCAGTAGTCATTATATTATCTATAATCAATAAAAAAATAAAATTATCAGTTATCTGTCAAATCAACTACATCACTTAAACAAATATGCGCATCCTTATAATAATTAACAACTTCTACTGGTGGGAAAACTAACGGAACATAATTTTGAATACATTCAATATTAGATTTAGACGTAAGAATTACAAACTTATGAATATCTGAAAACATCTTTTATTATTATTAATAAATATTATTTTTTTCTTAAATAAAATTTATCTTACATACCATTCAAATCGCATAGACGCATTACGACCTGCAGAAGCTTTACAACATCCAATATAATCACCGCTAGAATAATTAAATGATATACCAATACCACCAGAAACGTCATTACTTCCATCACCAGTATACCATTGCACACCTTGTCCAGCATTTTCATTAAAAGTTCCACCCCACCTTACAGAATGTCCCCAAGATGTGGCAGGGCGTATATTTAGACCATATGCCATAAATTCACGTTGATTTGACCAAATACCCTCTTTATATTTATTTGTAATATTTTTTGCTATAAAATCATCACGTGATGCATATCTTTTTGATTCACATATAGGGCTATTATTATAATTAGAAAATTTATGATTTGCTTCTCCATAAAATTGTATATAAGTATTATTTTTTGAAAAATAATTTAATAATGTTTGTTTTGTTTTAATTATATTCGGCTCAAGCCAACAATAACCATATCCTGGTAAATTTATGGTATTATTTGTATCAGCTGGATTAAAAATAGCTAAACAATCATTTATTTCACATTTATTAAAAACATCATATTTAGCATCTGTATTATTTGTACCATCATTTCTAGTTAAATCATATTCATTTAAAATAGTACGATTAGTCCAGTGAGCCGAATTAAACATAAAAGTTTGCTTATTTTTAGCACCTTTCATAGCCAACATCCAACCACCACCATCACATACATCATTCATTATACAATAAACTGGTTTAACTACATCATCGGACATTCTTATCCAATAAATACCATCTGTATTTGTTCCTGTTTGTTGTTTTATTTGTTTTGCTGATTTTCCAGGATTTCCACATGATCCTAATGGTTGTAATGATGTTAATGTAAATGTAGGCACGCTATAATCTAATTCTTCACCAGTATCTATATAATTTTTTAATACATCATATACATTCTGTAATTCTGGTAATAATAATGCCGTATCCCATATTATTAAATATGATAATGCAAAATCTGAATTTTCACCCCATGGATTACTATTTATTGTTAATGTTCCCGTGCTATTTCCATTATAATTTTTTATTGGATTATAATTATTAACATATTTATCACCATTTAAAAATAAATATGAATTTGCACCAGATGCACCGGATGTAGCACATGAAATTACCCAACTAGTACTATTATTAGGCTGTCCCATAACAGAATTCCAACCATCATTATATGCAATTTGTGTTCTACTTTCCCAGTGTCCTAACAACCAATTCGGACCATTATTTGGATATGTATTTGCAGATAATATTCTTCTTCTATTTGTATTAGGATTTGTATATCTAGTTACTGCACAAATAGTATATTCTCTTGGAATACTTTGATATGGAAATAATATTTGGGTAGTTTTTGTTCCAACTATAGATTTAACACTACCATTTGCATCTAATGGAGCTGTTTCAGATAAATTAGATAATGTTCCAATAACTGAAGCAGCCCTACATGGTCTATCATATAAATCTTGTATTTGAGCAGTACACGTTCCATGTCCAGCAAAATACATAGCATATGGTAATTTTGTTCTTACTAATTGATTAAACATTACATTAGGAGATGTACCAGTATATGAATAATCTGCTAGTGTAGTAGTTAAATTAGCCATGCCAGGTAAAGCAGCACCAGTATTATCATACGTAGAACCATCAGTATTGTCATCAGTTGGTGGTTGAACTGTATTTGCTATATTAATTGGAATTCCATTAATATTAATTTTAGATATATTAAAATTGGTTAATGAATTATCAAAAAATATTATTAATTTTGATAATATAACTGGTTCGATTGTATCTAATATAACTTTGCTAACAGTATTTCCAGATATAGACTCGTTTGTATTAATTATATTATAGCTGTTTGCTACAGTAGGATTAACTGTATATAAATTTATTTTATTTGAATAATTAGTACCAGCATTTGAAAATGTTATTGAAATGTTTGTAAATTTTAATTGAGTTAAATAAGTAAAAATTATATAATGACCTATTAATGTTCCAGTCGATGTTGCTAAATTTCTAGCAGGTGCACTACTATTATTTATTAAATTTATATTAGTAGTTGAAGATGAATTAAATACATTTGATATTTGCACCGAATTTATTTGTTTATATGAAGATGTTATATAATATAAATTACTTGAATCAGCGACCATAGTTTCGGATGATGATATTAATAATCCACATGTATCTGCTGCATTCGTTGAATTATCATTTATTGGATTTGTTGATATAGTTATTGCAGCATTTGCAGGTGGAAATCTAACAACTAATGAAGTATCATATGATTGATTTACAAATTTTTCAATACCTTTAATATTAGTAGTTAAAATATAGGCGATTCCTAGTAAAAATACTAATATAAATATTATCAATATTAGTATCGAAAGTTTATAATACATTTCTATTAATTTATTATTATTTTTTTATTTATAATATTTTTGATTCTAATAATTCAATTCTCTTTATTATTTTTTGAATAATTATATTTTGTTCTTGTATTAATTTATATAATTCTTGTGTTGCTGATACATTTAATGTATATATATTATTATAATTTAAAATATGAAAATCATCTACTTCAGTACCATATACGAAACAATTAGATCCTTCCAAATTTTCATTTATTGTAATTTGATTATTTTCTAATGATATATTTTTTATATTATATCTCTTTTTAATTTCATTTTCTTTTATTATTTCAATAATTTCTATAATATCATTATATTTTAACGATTCAATATTTGAAGAAATAGTTATTGTATTATTACTACAATTGCATATTGAATATATATTTGGTATTATTGATTTATTTAAAGATACGGCTTCTGGTATAATATCTTTAATTTCTTGTGCAACAAAACCATAATTAATATTACTACCTTTATCAATAATATCCTTATAATTATAAGTTTTAGCTTTAATTAATAAAATCTTTTCTAATGATTTATAATTATCAACGTCTATTATATTAGATTTAATTCTATAATCAGACGATGTTGCAAATGTATCTGTACTCCATATAGAACCTGTAAATTTAGCGGCAATATTTGTTAAATTTAAATTACCATTTAATAATGCACTAGATCCTAAATTAAAGTATCTATATGTTGCATTATTAGTAGAAGATCCACTAATATTAGTAACATCTAATGCAAATGCAGGACTTGAATTATTTATACCAATATTACTACTAAAATATGAAATACCACTAACCGCTAATTTTTGTTGAGCAGTTGGAATAGCCCCACCTATTCCAAATCCATTACTAGTAGTATAATATTTTCCGTTATATTCATAACCATTAAATATCATAGAACCAACCATTAAAGCAGTAAATGATGCTCCTGGTTTTCCAGCTGTTATAACTATTCTATAATATGAATATAGATTTTTATTTATTATATTGAATGTCTGTTGAGTAGCATGATTAAATATTATTTGTTGCCTATAATCTAATTGAACCCATGAAGTACCATCATTACTAGCAACCAGATACCATGTATAAGGTGCAAATACTTCATAATTATCATAAAAGCTAACTACAGTGTGTGGTGATAATGAATATGATGTTAAAATAATAGATAAAGGCATTTTAATTTGCCCCCATGCACCAAATATATTTGTACTATTTATTGAGGTACTATATAAACCCGTATATGGTCCGTTAGTAAAACCAATCGGTTGAAAGAATTGATTACCAGGTATATTATTTATAATTTTAAAATAAGAATTATCACCTTGACTTCCATTACCAACAGGTGTAGAGGAACATACATATGTACCATTACCATATGACTGTCCAGTTACATTTGTACTATTATCACTAAGAGTAGTAGGTGGATATTGTCTAATGATAACTGGTGTATGATAAGTTTCTATTAAATCTAATTTTGATTGATATTTAGTAGATATCAAAGTTCCATCTTCCGTAAATGATAAAGCATTTAAATTACCTGTAATAGATGCATTACCATTAACTGTTAAATTAGAATTTAAAGTTCCTGTATTAGTACCTATACCTACATTACCTGCAATATATATATTACACGTCGTCATAGTTTGTGATAAACTTCCTGCAATACTAACATTTCCTTCAATATCTGTTTGACCATTAATTTTAGTCATTCCATTTACAAATAATTGTTTTCCTTCGCTATTGGCAGTATTAATACCCATATTTCCGCTAAAATAAGAAGTACCTAAAACATTAAATTTGGAATTTAAAATATTTCCACTTGTAGCACCAACACCAACTTTACCTTCATATAATATATTATATGATGCTCCAGTTTGTATTAAATTACCGCCACTAAAATTAATATTATTATTAAAATTAGCAATACCCGTAATTAATGTATTACCATAAACTTTAAATTTATAGCTACTATCAGTATTACCACCTATAGCAACATACGCACTACTACCATTACCTAATGAAGTATTTCCCGAATTTTGTATAACATCACCACTAATATTAGTATTTCCTGTAATTTTTAATTTATATGAAGTATCAAATGTACCACCAATACCAATATAACCACTATCAGTAGCAATAACAACATTTCCACTAGTTTGAAATAAATTTCCTTGAATATCTGTTTGACCATTAATTTTAGTTATTCCATTTACAAATAATTGTTTTCCTTCGCTATTGGTAGTATTAATACCCATATTTCCGCTAAAATAAGAAGTACCTAAAACATTAAAATTCGAATTTAAAGTATTACCACTTGTAGCACCAACGCCAACTTTACCTTCATATAATATATTATATGATGCTCCAGTTTGTATTAAATTACCGCCACTAAAATTAATATTATTAGTAAAATTAGCAATACCCGTAATTAATGTATTACCATAAACTTTAAATTTATAGCTACTATCAGTATTACCACCTATAGCAACATACGCACTACTACCATTACCTAATGAAGTATTTCCCGAATTTTGTATAACATCACCACTAATATTAGTATTTCCTGTAATTTTTAATTTATATGAAGTATCAAATGTACCACCAATACCAATATAACCACTATCAGTAGCAATAACAACATTTCCACTAGTTTGAAATAAATTTCCTTGAATATCTGTTTGACCATTAATTTTAGTTATTCCATTTACAAATAATTGTTTTCCTTCGCTATTGGTAGTATTAATACCCATATTTCCGCTAAAATAAGAAGTACCTAAAACATTAAAATTCGAATTTAAAGTATTACCACTTGTAGCACCAACGCCAACTTTACCTTCATATAATATATTATATGATGCTCCAGTTTGTATTAAATTACCGCCACTAAAATTAATATTATTAGTAAAATTAGCAATACCCGTAATTAATGTATTACCATAAACTTTAAATTTATAGCTACTATCAGTATTACCACCTATAGCAACATACGCACTACTACCATTACCTAATGAAGTATTTCCCGAATTTTGTATAACATCACCACTAATATTAGTATTTCCTGTAATTTTTAATTTATATGAAGTATCAAATGTACCACCAATACCAATATAACCACTATCAGTAGCAATAACAACATTTCCACTAGTTTGAAATAAATTTCCTTGAATATCTGTTTGACCATTAATTTTAGTTATTCCATTTACAAATAATTGTTTTCCTTCGCTATTGGTAGTATTAATACCCATATTTCCGCTAAAATAAGAAGTACCTAAAACATT